CGTTCAACGCGTTGAAGATCGCGTCTTCCGCGATCTCGCATAGCACCGCGACGCGCGTCAGGTCGGCGGTGTCGTGGCTGTGCGTGTCGCGTGCTGCTTTGGCGAGTTCGTCTGCGGTTTCGCTGAGGGTGGCTCTGGCGGCGATGAGGGCCGCGTAGTCGATGGCGCGGATCATGCGACGCCGGCCAGCGCGAGGATGGCCCACACCCAGAAGGCGCTGGAGATGAGCGACGCAACCGCATAGGCGGGCGTGATCTCGATAGAGCGCCCGACTATGGCGACGGTGAACACGCGGTCGATGGCGAGGTACGCGATGAGCACGAACGCGATCCAACTCATGACGCCGCCGCGACGATCTTTGCGATGCCCGATCGCGCGGCTAACACCTGCGGCGTGGGCGCGGCGGCGGGCGTGGCGACGCTTGCGCTGCTTGATCGTCACGACGCTCCCCCAGCGAACGCGGCCGTCAGCCGCTTCCGCGACTCGCGCCACTCGGCAATCCAGCGGGCCGCGAGCCCGGCGCGGAACTGGCCCTCGCGTTCCGGCTCGTCGACGGGCTCGTCGCCCGGGTGGATCGGCCCAAACCACAGCTCCGCGAGCCGGCCGCCGTCGGGGTCGATGTGCTCAAGGTCGGTGTACGCGCAGCCGCGGACCTGCGCGATCGTGCCGACGAGGCAACGGCAGGCGCCCTCGTACGTTGACCCGTCGATCCGGCCGCTGGTGATGGCGTCCAGCAGGCCGGCGACCTCGGCGGGCGCCTCGTCTAGGATCGCCCATAGGTCGCTTCGCGTGGTGTGGAGGGGATGCCGGTGGTCGCTTGCGTCGTCGCGCAGGTTCGCGCCGAGCAGGTTCGCGCCGAGCAGGTTCGCGCCGAGCAGGTTCGCGCCGCGCAGGTCCGCGCCGAGCAGGTTCGCGCCGCGCAGGTTCGCGCCGCGCAGGTCCGCGCCGCGCAGGTCCGCGCCGAGCAGGTTCGCGTCGAGCAGGTTCGCGCCGAGCAGGTTCGCGCCGCGCAGGTTCGCGTCGAGCAGGTTCGCGCCGCGCAGGTTCGCGTCGAGCAGGTTCGCGTCGAGCAGGTTCGCGCCGCGCAGGTTCGCGTCGCGCAGGTTCGCGCCGAGCAGGTTCGCGCCGAGCAGGTTCGCGCCGCGCAGGTTCGCGCCGCGCAGGTCCGCGCCGCGCAGGTTCGCGCCGCGCAGGTCCGCGCCGCGCAGGTTCGCGCCGGCCACGACGCCTTGCTCAAGAGCGTGCCGCACATCGCGTGCGTCCGTCGCTGTGTACAACACGGTCCCGTCGTAGTACCGCTTGATCTCGATCGTCATTGTGGATTCCTCCAAGTCGAATGGACGGCTACGCGGCGAAACCTAGCACACCGATGCACGGTCCGTCTAGACAGCACGCTAGCTTTCCATGCACGCACCCGCGGCCACGCGCCGCGCAAACCCGCACCAGGAGGCGACAAAGACCGTCATGCTCGCACTCAAGACCCGACTCGCCGCGCGGTTGAGGTCGATCGCCGCGCTGCTTGACCCGCCGCCCAAGGCCACGATGCACGTCGGCACCTGGCCACCTGGCTACTGCAACATGACCAACGGCACCGGCACGACCAACGTTCCCGGCACGACCAAGATCGGCTACGGTGAGTGCCGACTATGAGCCCCACGGATGCGCGGATCGTCGCGACATGGCGGACACGACTGCAAGCACGCACCCGTCTCGAAGATGCGGCGAAGAAACGTCACGCCGCCGCGCAACTGGCGCTCACGCAGGCGCGCGCGAATGACAAGCATCCACGACAGGCGCTCGTGACTCGGCGCGACGCGGCCAGCGACACGCTCTCGCTGCGACGCCGGCAGATCGCGGAGGCGCGGCGTGTCATCGCACGGCACGCCAGCGGCGCCCATGTCCACACCCCGATCGCTCCGATCCTAAACCACGGCAACGGCTTCAACCCCCCGGTCCACGACGGCGTGGACCTGATCTCCGAGGCATCCGACGAGGGCTGGGCGATCTGCGACGGCATCATTGTGGACGCCCGCTCGGAAGGCTGGTGGGGTAAGGGGGCGCAGGCATCGCACGGTCATCCGATCTCTGATGGGGACGGGATCGTCCAGTTGCAGTGCACCGTTGATGTCGGGCCGTTTCGCCGGGGGATGGTGTTCGGCTACGGGCACGCTGAGCACGCTCGCTGCGAGGTCGGCGATCAGGTCAAGGCCGGCGAGGTCATCTGCCACGCCGGCTTTGCGAACGCCTGGCATTTCCACTTCATGGTCAACGGCGGCGACAAGCGACGCGGCGACGGTGGGTTTTCGGGCGTCGGCACGATGGACCCGTGGCCGTTCATCGCCTACGCGATCGGGCACGGATGAGTCCGGCCGCGCGGGGCTCAACGCAGAACGAACGCGACCTGGAGCTCGCGAAGCGTGCCAACGCGTTCGGCGCGAACTACTCGCTTCGCATCATCCTCGAAGCCCGCCGGGCAGGCATCCCGATCTCCCTCGGCTTCGCGCTCATCGAGCAGGAGTCGAACTTCTCCAACGTCTTCGGCCACGACCCCGGCAACCACTCGGGAGCGGGTCGGGTGACGAAATCGAAGTACGAGGCGTATCGGGCGCGTCGCGGGCCGACCGGGCGCGGCGGGATGCAAGGCGTGGGCCCAGCGCAGTTGACCTACTACACCGTGCAGGATGCCGCCGACACGCTCGGCGGCTGCTGGGTCCCGAAGCACAACATCCGCGTCGCGTTCGAGCTGCTGGCCAACCTGATCGCGCAGCACGGCGAAGAGCAGGGCCTCGCCCGCTACAACGGAACGGGGCCTGCGGCGCAGCGCTATAGCCGCAAGGTTCTCGAGCGCCAAGCGAAGTGGCATCGGCGGCTGACATGATGAGCGGGGTCGGATACGGGACGGGGCCGGGCCAGACGTTGTGGTTCTGCCACTGCTGCCAGTGGGCCGGGTTCCTGCCGGTTGGCTACGGGCATCGATGCAAGGGAACCAAGCCATGAGCACCGACGACAGCATCTCGGGTGTCTCTCACGATGGGGGCCGCGCCGAGCGCATTGCGCAGCCATGGACGCCGGACGGCGCCCCCGGCGTCATCGCGATCGGCTACCTGCCGATCCGGTCTGAGGCCGAGGCGATCGCGCTTCACCAGGCGCTGCTGACAGCGACCGGTGGCGAAGTGTACGGCGCGACCGGCGACCAGCTGCAAGACCTGCTTGCCCGCGTGAACGAGATGCTCATCGCGATCGTCCACGAGCGCGATGCGGCGCAGGCAGTCGGCGCGGAGCCCGGCCTTGCCGCGCCGAGCGTCGCCGATCGTGAGAACTCGTGAGCGCCGTGATCCGCGACTTGCTCAAGCGGTTCTTCGACTGGCTGGCCGCGGCAGGCTTGCGCGGCGAGAACCGAGACGACGAGTGAGCCGCCGCGCGCGCACCTTCGTAGCCGGCTACCTCGTCATCGGACTGGCCGGTTCCGCGGCTCGTCGTGTCGGCTGGGAGGAGGACGGTCGCCGCAAGCAGGTGCGGTTCCCGCGCTGGATGATCCGGGTCAGGGCGCGTGTCGTCTTGGCCGCGCGGCGTGTGCGGGCCGTGGCGAAGGGTGGCCGCGCGGGGTTACTCGTGCTGCTGCTGCGGCAGGGACAGTAAGCCAGTGCACGCATCTGCCAACCAAGGAGGAAAACGACATGTCAACGAATCTCACGCTGGAGCCGTCTAGACATTCGTCGAGGCGTTGTCTGCCGCGTCGAGCCGGACGGGTCGCGCGTCGTCGTTCACCCCTACATCGATCCGAAGACGCACGCGGTGATGCAGCTCACCGACGCGGAGGCGCGAGCCCGATCGCTTCACTGAGGAGCTGCGGCCCGCGCTAGCATTGCGGCGGGTGCCTCCACCATCTACCAGCGGGACGCCGGGACCCGAGCCATCACCCGCGAATAGGGCGGCTGAAGAAGGCGAAGCAAGCGAGAGCCGTCCTTCGGGGCGGCTCTCGTCGTTCCGGGGGCCGCGCGGTGCGACCCGGACCTCGCTCCGAGGGAGAAGCGAGATCCGGGCTGTAGCCGCACCCGACCGGGTCTGTCGCCGTGATGTTGCCGCGGGGAAGAACACGCGGCCGGCGACACCCGCGCTGCGAAAGCTAGCAGACCACGGGTTGCGCCGCTAGCCATGATCGTGCTAGGTTCTGCCGCGTAGCCTGCAACCGATCGAAGGGACCCACCGATGGCCACGCAGACGCAGTTCAGCCGCGCGACGATGGAGGCCGCGCTCGAAATCGCGGAGATCGACTGGGACGACACGACGATCCGCAACTACTCGGGCCGCGGCATGTACGGCGACGAATGCATGGCCGTTGTGCTGGATGGCGACCGTGACACGTTCGCGCTGTTCGCGGCGCTCGGCATCGAGTTGGACGACGACGAGGCGATCCCTATGGCCCGCTCTGCCTGCCAGGACAGCATGGGGCGCAGCATCGTCATCTACTGGCCGCGGCTGCGGCTGGAGGGCTGAGCGATGGCCAGCACCACACCCGAGCCCGTCGCGGAGACGATCTGGAAGTTCGCCTTGCCGCCGGACTTCCTGCCTGTCTCGATGCCGCGCGGCTCGCAACTGCTCTACGTCGCCGAGCAGCACGGCGCACTCTGCCTATGGGCGCAGGTCGACCCCACGGCAGCCATGGTTCCGCGGCGCATCTACATCGTCGGTACCGGCCACGATGTTCCTGGGGCCGCGGCCTACGTCGGTAGCGCTCTGCTTCAGGACGGCATGTTCGTCTTCCACGTCTACGATGGCGGCGAGTTGTGAGCACCGTGGAGCCTGCCGCGCCCATCGAATACTTCATCGGCTACTCGGCAAGTAGCAACGCGTCCTTCGGCAGCCGCGACGCATTCGGTCAGCGCCCGGACGACGATGAGTGGACGCCGTGGGACGGCGATGAGTCGTTCACGGCAGATCAGGTGGTCGAAGCTCTCTGTGAGCCCCAGAACGGCGAGCGCGCGAATCTGCCGCGCGGCCTTGCCGAAGCCATCGAGGCGTCCGGCTTCGAGTGGTGGGTCGAGGCCCGCGAGATCGGGGCATCGTAATGAGCGCTTCGGAGCCTGCCGCGGCCACGCCCGGCGAAGTCACGGGCCGCGCGACGGCAACCGGCGTCGCCGTGGTCAAAGTCGACGAAGCAACCACGATCCCCGCCATCCGCGACTGGAGCGACGACTACCGCCGCCTGGTCCGCCGGACGGTGCTCAAGCCGAAGGAGCGCGAGGCAACGGAGGTCGAGCTCGCGTTCTTCGCCGAGCAGGTCAAGCGCACCGGCCTTGACCCGTTCCACAAGCAGGTCTACGCGATCTACCGCAAGAAGAAGGGCGTCGAAGAACTGACCATCCAGGTCGGCATCGACGGCTTCCGCCTCATCGCCGAGCGCACCGGCAAGTACGAGGGTCAGACCGCGCAACAGTGGTGCGGCCCGGATGGTGTCTGGCATGAGGTCTGGACGCAGGACGGCCACCCGTTCGCCGCGCGCATCGGCGTTCACAAGCGAGGCCGCCGCGAGCCGACGTACGCGGTCGCGCACTGGGCTGAGTACGTCCAAACGTTCAACGGCACCCCGACCGGGAAGTGGATGCCTACTGCCAAGGGCGGTATGCCTGCCAACCAGCTCTCGAAGTGCGCCGAGGCGCTCGCGTTGCGTAAGTGCTTCCCGGCTGAGCTGAGCGGCTTCTACACGCCCGAGGAGATGGAGCAGGCCGACAACTCGCCCGCGCTGGACGCTGGGCAGGGTGACGGTCAGCCGCAAGGCTTCCTGCTCGGCGACGACATCGAAGCGGTCCTCGCTCGTGCCGCGACCCTCGGCGTGGCGCTCGATCGCGGCATGGTCGAGATGGACGTCTGCGATCGTGACGGCCACGTCATCCCGGATCGCGCGGCAAAGTGGATCGCTACGCACACGGCGGTGCTCGACGCGATCCCGCAGGACGCCGAGGTCGTGGACGCGCAGGAAGCGCCCGTGAGCGCCGCTGCCCCACAGGCACCCGAACGCCCGTCCGAGGCTGCCGCGGCCAGCGAGGCGCCAGCCGTGGACGCTGAGGCGGCCGATCTGGACACGGCGACCGGGCGCGCAGCCGACGCGATGGCCGAGTCGTTCGATGAGGCCGCGGCCGAGGATCGCATCGCTGCTCTGCGCCGCCGCGCCACCGAACTCCTCAACGCCGCGCAGGCCGCCGAAGAGGCCGGCCGCGGCGAGGAAGCCGACTCGCACTACTCGGAGCTCGCGGCGGTTGAGGCGAACCTTGACGCGATGACCAACGACGACCAGGGAACGCTGATCTGATGGGACTCGACATCTACGCGCTGCACCACCCAAAGTTCATCAAGGCGGAGGCCGAGTCAGACGACGACTGGGATCTCGGCACGCACATCAGCAACGACCCGGCGTTTAGGGATCGCGCCGACGGCCGACCGGAAGGTATCTACGCGGGCGAGTTGAAGCGCCATCGCGGATGGTCGTACGGCGGCTACAACCGCCTGCGCGAGATCATCTGCCGCGCGGCCTTCGGGGTAGAGCCAAAGGCTCTCTGGCCGGAGGCGCGCCGGTACGCGCAGGGCGACCATGGCGGCCTCGTACCGCTCGTCAACTTCTCGAACTGCGAGGGTGCGATCGGCCCGGTCACGTCGGCGAAGATCGCGGATGCCCTCGAACGGCTCGGGCCGATCAGCGATCGGGACGGCGACAGTTGGGATGACGGCCGCTTGGCGCTTATCGCCTGCTTCCGTGACGCGGCCGAGCACGACGGATTCGCGGTGTGGCGATGAGCGCTTCCGAGGACACTGCGATGGCCGCGCGGCTCACGATGCTCGTCGACCATCAGATCCAGGGCCGCCCGATCGCGGTCCACATCAGCCGCGCAATGGAACGCCGCCTGGTCCGCCACGGCGAATCCGTCAACCGGGACATGCCCGACGATCCGCTGAACCTCAACCATGACGGCGATCTCGCGATCATCCTGCTCGGCTGCGCGGACGAAGGGCTCCGCGCCGGCGAATCGGATGACGGGGTGTGGTCGGCGCTGGATGGCCGCTCGTACGAGTTGCCGCGGCCGGTGCGGGCTCCGTGGCGGATGCGGCTCGGGATTGCCGCGCGCGCCGCGATCACCGCTTGGCGGGCATCGTGAGCGCGCTCCGGGACCTTGGCCTCGCGTCGGGCAATCCGATCACCATCGATGTCGTCCCGTGGAAAGGCGTCAAGCTCGCCATCGCCGACCACCTGACGAAGCCCTGCTCGGATGGCCGCGCATCCGTAGCCGAGCGTGTCGCCACCGCTCACGGCCTGCCGCACGACCTTGTCCTGATCGCAGTGCCGCGCGGCAAGGGCAAGGCGATCGTCCGCCGCCTCGCGGACGGGGAGGTCGTGGCACGATGACCGCGGCAATCGAAGAGCGCCCCGCATGGCGTTGCACAGCATGCCTGAAGGTGGCGAACAGCATCGCGCGGCCACCGTTTCATCGACGCAACGGGGAGCGGTGCCCCGGCGTGTTCGAGGCCGCGACGATTGCACCGGACGGCGCGGTGGTGGTTACCGGGCCCGAGCGCGAGACGTTGCGCGGCGAGGTCGTCGACCCTGCCTTGCGCTACCGGGTGACGCGGCTGCGGACCTACGCCACCGAATGCCCGCGCTCCACAGTGCTCGCGTCGCAGTTGACGACCGGTGCCCTCGGCACGAGCGGTGACCGCGGCTCGCTGCTGCACGCGGCCATCGCGGAGATTCTCCGCACGCTCTGGCGCCATGGAGAGCCACGCTTCGAGCGCACTGAGGACGCGATAGCGGTGCTGCGCGAGGTCGCCGCGCGCTCGCCGCATGTGGTGACGGCCGCGGACATGTTCGGCTCGCGCAACCCGGACGGCACGATCGCGCAGTCCGGCCTCGTGCAGATGATCGGATCGTTCGCGCAGGAAGTGTGGCAGCCACGGCGGTTCATGCTTATCGAGGGCGCGCCGCTGCCGTTCGAGGCTGAAGGCCGCCTCACCATGCCGGTGCCCTGTCCGGACGGCGAGATCCGCACCCTCTCCGGACAGCCCGATCTCGTCGTCGCGTCGCCTCCGTCGACCTGCGTGATCGTCGACCACAAACAGTCCATGGCCAAGCCTCGCACGCCCCGCGAGCCCGTGCCCGAGGGCGAACCTATCCGCGGCATGGAGTACCTCACAGACCCCGCCGGCGACTACGAGCAGTTGTGCGGATACACGGCCCTCGTGATGCACGCTTACCCGGCGGTGCAGACGGTCATCGGGCGCGAGAAGAACTGGCGCTACGGCGGCCCGTATCGCGAGGTCGTGCTGACCCGCGACTTCGTGACCGAGCACGTGCTGCCGCACCTCGCGGCCACGATGATGAAGCTCGACCGCGGGCTGCGGGAGGGGGAGGGCTCGGAGTATGCGCAGCCGCGCGCGTGCGCGGCTTGTCTGAACCGTTGCAGCGTCAAGAGGTCGTGTTCGATCCCGGCCGAAGAGCGAGGTGCCGGCGCGCTCGACACCGACGAGGCCGCGGACGCCGAGGCTGCGCGGTGGGTTGTCGTCCGCGCGCTCGAGCCCGAGCAGCGCAAGGCGTTCAAGGCCTACGTGGCCGAGCGTAAGCGCAACCCGCAACTGCCCGACGGCCGCGAGGTCCGCTGGGATGGCGAGAAGCCCAACCGCAAGTTCGGCGTGTTCCCGGTGGCCGTCATGGATGCCGAGGCGGCTGCGCGTGACGTTGCGATGGATGAGGCGTACATGGCGCAGTGGGCTGCCGAGCTTGAGGCGCGTAAGGCGGCGATCACATGAGGGAGTACTTCAACCCCGCGATTGGCCGCTGGTTTGTGCAACTCGAAGACGGCTCGTGGGACTATCGCTACCGCGTCGTCATGGCGCAGCACCTGGGCCGCCCGCTGCGCACCGACGAGCACGTTCACCACGTCAACAGGATCAAGACGGACGATCGGTTGGAGAACCTCGCGATCAAGACGCCGGCTGAGCATGCAGAGATCCACGCTGCCGAGCGCCTCGCCGGACGCAAGGCGAAGTGGCTTCACGATTGGTCGCCAAAGCACGCTGCTTGCGCTGAATGCGGCACGACCGAGCGCGAACATGTTGGCAAGGGCTTGTGCAACCGCTGCTACTTCACGCTACGGAAACGGATCACGGGCGGTCACCAGCCACGGAGGCCAGCGGAGATCATCGTTAGGCTTTGCCCGACCTGCGGCGAGGAGTTCTCGCGCACGCGAGGCGATGGCGTCCACACGTACTGCTCTCGGTCTTGCGCGGGACGATCGCGCGGAACGAGTAGGGCGAAGCCCGCGCGGCGAGTGCCGAAGCTCACAGTTGAGCAGGTTGCCTACATTCGCGAGTCGACGGAGCGTGGTGTAGACCTGGCCACGCGCTTCGGGATAAGCCAGCAGTACGTCTGCAACATCCGTAAGGGTCGCGTGGCGGTGTCGCTTGAAGCGCAACAGGAGACAGGAGCCGCGAATGACTGATCGTGAATGGGTGGTGCTCGGCGCCATGAACATCGCGGCAACGCAGTGGCGTCGTCCTGGCCGTGACTTCGAGGCGACGGCCGAGCAGGTCGCAGAAACGCTACGCACCGACGAGCAGTTTGCGTGCTACCGGCCCATCATCGAGAGCGACGGTGGATGGCCGCTGACTGCCCGCCAGGTCGGCGCCACCATTGGGGCGCTCGCGAACGCTGAGCGCGTCCATTTCGGTGCGCTGGTAAGCCGTGTCGACGCGCGGCGCTGGCGCCTGACAAGCATGGGCGCGCGGGTACTGGGCGCATGATCGACCTTCGTTTCAACGCTTTGGCTGCGTGGCCTCACGGCAACACATGGGATCGCCGGTCGGAGTGGACGTTCAAGGCGTCATGGCAGAACACGCTCGACCTCTTGGACCGTGAGTTGCGGCTACTCGATGCCGCAAACGTCATCCTTGGCGTGAACCTGCGGCCCGGAGACATCCGGTTGGATGGGTGGCCTCGAAGCAACGCGGCTCGGCCGCTTCATCCGGGCGTGGAGTTGAGCTTCGACAGCCGCGCGATCGCCAAGCTCGACCCGATGGTGCGGCGCGGTTTGGCGCTCGTGCGCGAGGCCGGTGGGGACTGGGGCAAGGCGCGCAAGGCTGCTCACCCTGACAACGGTGGCGAGCACCTGGACTTCGTAGCGATCCAGGCCGCGGCAGACCCGGCGAAACGTCTCGTTTATGCGACGGATGCGTGCGAGCACTGGCAGCATAACGTCCGGTCGATCGCACTCGGCCTCGAAGCCTTGCGGGCCGTCGACCGGTACGGCATCTCGCGGCGCGGGGAGCAGTATGCGGGCTTTCGTGCCGCGCTCACATCGGGCGGTGCGCGGCCATGACCGATCTTGGACCCCTGCTGGCCGCGGTAACCGACGAGTGGGAGCGCGGCAAGACGATCGCGGCGCGTGCCGGCATGGACAGTCGAACGGCAGGGCCGCGGCTCGCCGCGCTTGAGCGCGGCGGGTTCGTCAAGTCGAAGGGCACGCCGTGGGATGGGCCCGATCGTGGCGTCAAGTTGTACCGCCGCGGCCCGAACGCGCCGCCGCTCATCGTGCCGCCAACCGCCGAGCAGATCCTTGACGATGGTCTGCGCGGCAAGCTTCTTGCCATTGAGCTACACGACGCAACGGGCGACCCGTTCGACGCCGGGTTCATGGAATGCTGGCGCGAGATCAGCGCGTGGCTTGACGCTGCGAGGCCGCGGCCATGACCCCCGGCCCGTCACCAGCACTGGCCGCGCTCAACGCGGAGAAGGCACGTGAGAAAGCCAAGAGCCGCGCACTACAGGCCGCGGCGAAGGAGCATGCGGCCCGCGAGCTCGTCGAGCTTCGCGGCGAACAGGCGCGATTGAGGCGCGAGGCTGCTGAGCGCCGCGCCGCGAGGGCTGCGCTGTGACCGTCGTCCAGATCCCGGCCGCGGACTGCTTGCGTCACCTGCACGCCATCGCGGCGCGGCACGAACTCACCGTCATTATGGCGCACTTCGAACCCAGTAGCGCCTCACCGTACCGCTGGCGGCTGACGGTTTCGGGCCGCGGCGGCATCGTCTACAGCGTGGCGATGGAGCGCGCCGGTGAGATGCCGGAGGCGGTCTACGCCGCGTGGCAGGCGTTCGTCAGCGGGGGCGTCACGTGAAGCGCTCCGGGCTAAAGGCCGACCCGGCGAAGACGGCCGCGTTCGTGAAGCGTGGCCGCGGCAAGCTCAAGCGCACATCCCTGCCGCGCACCGTCGCGCTGAACAACCCGCCGCCACGGCGCTCTGAGCTACCGGGCGCGCGCGGCTGGACGCAGCGGGTGTTCACGCTCTACGGCCGCGTCTGCGTCGTCTGCGGCGATCGAGCGACCGAAGCTCATCACGTGGTCCCTCGCCACGTCGTGCTGTCCGCGCGCCATCTCAGCCTCGCGGAGCGCGAGGCTCTCGCCTACGATGCACGCAATGGAGCGCCTGTCTGCGGGCTCGGCACGCGCCATTCTTGCCACGCCAACCACGAAGCCGCGTCGCACCGGATCCCGTTCGACCGGTTGCCCGCGGGCGCTGTGGAGTGGGCGATCGAGCATGGCTTTCGGTCGCGCGTGATGGATCGTCGCGTCTACCCTCGGCAGGCGTCGTGAGCCGCGCCGACCTCGCGATCCTCGTGCGCGCGGGAAGCCACGCGTACGGCACTGCCCGGCCCGACTCCGACGATGACTACCGCGGCGTGTACCTCGCGCCCACCGTCGACCTGTACCGGCTGCGACGGCCTGCGGAAAGCTTCGACCGTCGGGACCCCGACGTCACGCTGTACGAGCTCGGGAAGTTCGCGACGCTTGCCGCCGCGGCCAACCCGACGGTGCTGGAGATCTTGTGGGCCGAGCCGCTGCACATCTCGCCAGCCGGGGTGATCCTTCGACTTCACCGCGACGTGTTCCTGAGCCGCCGCGCGCTGAAGACGTACGGCGGCTACGCGCGCCAGCAGTTGAGCAAGGCGACCAAGGGCATCGGTGGCTCGCGTGGCTCGGGGCATTCCCGCCGTGAGAAGTTCTTGCTGCACACGATCCGGCTTGCGGAGGCCGGGCTGCATCTGTTGCGTACGGGCGAGGTTCAGGTGCGCGTCCCGGACCCGGTCGGGCTCTGGGAGCGTGCGAACCGCGGCTTGGATGCCGTTGTGGCCGAGTTCGCGGACCTTGACGATCGCCTCGCGGCGGCGTCGGCATCGAGCCCGCTGCCGGAGCACCCCGACCTTGAGGCGATCGACCGGCTGCTGATCCTGTTGCGCCGAGACATCGGCGCGCGGCCATGAAGCGCGTCGTGCTCCTCTGTACTCGCCCCGCGTGCGGCCACGGGCCCGGCCGTCACGAAGCGGGCGGCGCATGTCAGGACTGCGCGTGCACCGGCTTCACGCTCGAAGAGCAGGTGCGACTGACGCGTTGCTCGGAATGCAAGCGGCGGCCGTCACGCGGCTACGTGCCGCATGACCTTCGGCCGGGAGGCTGGGGCAACCATCGGGAGGGCTGCTCTCGCCGCGGGATGGCACCCGACGCACTTGAGCGCGAGTTGACATCGGGGCCGCGGCGATGCTGAGCCGTCCGCAGCCGCGCTGCCCTTCGTGCCGCTGGTTCCTCTCATTCGAGGCTATCGATCACTCATGGGTAGCCCGCTGCCAGAACAGGCCGGAAGCCTGCCCGGTCGATGTAGTGCCGCCGACGATCAACACGGCGCTCATCGAGTTCGTGCGCTCGACTGGCGACACGACGAGCGTTGCCGCGGCCGAGCACTTCGGCTGGAGCGTCCCGAACGCGGTCAACCACCTGACGAAGCTGACAGCGCTGCGGATTCTTGACCGCCGTCGCGTCAACCCGGTGCGCGGCGGCAAGCGGTTCGTGTGGACGATCGCGGGGCCACGGCGATGAGCGCCGCGCGCGACCCCGGCTCGATGCGAACCGCTGCGGCCGTGCTGCGCGTGCTCGGCGACCAGCGTGACCAGCGCACGAACAACTCGATCGCGAAGCAGACCGGCCTTCACGCCGACCTGACGGCTGGCGCGCTGCGATCCCTCCGCGGGCAAGGTCTCGTCGACAGTGCCGATCCGATGGAGCGCGGCGATTACTTGTTGTGGTGGGCGACGCCGCTCGGCGTGTACTGCCGCGAGCTACTTGAGGCGGCGCCGCCATGAGTCTCGCGCTCGACATCGGCGATCGTGGCGCGGACATCTCGCCGTGCGGCCGGTACCGCTACACCCTCTGGCGGCGATGGGACATCGACCGGCCGATGGTGCTGTGGATCATGCTCAACCCGTCAACCGCGGACGCGACGGACGACGATCGCACCGTGGGCCGCTGTATCGACTTCGCGCGGCGCTGGGACATGGGCGGCATCCGCGTCTGCAACCTGTACCCGTGGCGGGCGACCTACCCGAAGGATCTACCGAGCGGCCAAGAGGTCGGCGGCGCGCACACCGGGATCCTGTCGAAGAACGATCACGCGATCTTGAGCGCGGCGAGCGACGCTGGCCGGATAATCGCCGCGTGGGGATCGAACGTCGGGCCATGGCCTATGCAGACCGCGCATGTCCGCGACCTGTTGCGCCACCGGCACGTTGAGGCGCTGCGCCTGACGAAGCATGGTCGGCCGTGGCATCCGTTGTACGTGCGCGGCGACGTGCAGCCCATCCCGTACTGGGAGCCGCGGCCATGATCGACGCGACGATCGCGATGCTGCGCGCCCGCCACGACGAACACGTAGCGCTCGTCGGAGTCGTCGCCGCACTGTTCTGCGATGACCTGCCCGCTGCCGTCACGCGGCTCGAGAACTGCCGCGATGCCGCCCGTGAGCACGCGAGGACGCTCAACTATCGGCACGACCGCCACGCGATTGCGATTGCGCGCAGTGTCGCGTCCGCGGCCGAAGAGCTGCTTCCCGGTGTGCGTCAACTCGCCGCGCGTGTGGAGCCGCGCCGATGATCGTGCTGCAGATCGACGGTGGCGCCGATGCCGAGGTTGTGCTGACTCAAGTCAAGTTCGCGGCCAAACGGTTCCCCGGCCGCCACCGGCTGAAGCTCGTCGTGGCGATGGCGAACGGTGAGGAGCGCCGCGTCACCTTCGGATGGGACTGGCGGTATGACGCTTCGCCGGCTTGCCTTGCTGCGCTGGCCGAGTTTGGCCGCGCGGGAGTCGAGGACTGATGACCGCGCTCGACGACCTCGTCGCGGCCATCCGCGCACACCGCTTCGCCTACGTCGACGAGGACGAACTGCAGCAGGGCCTCGCCGCCGTCCTCGCACCGTTCGGTGTCGCGCGCGAGGTCCGGCTCGACTCCCGTTGCCGCATCGACCTGCTCGCCGGCCGCGTCGGTATCGAGGTGAAGGTCGGCGGCAGCGCGGCAGCCCTGCTCCGCCAGGTCGACCGCTACGCCGGGCTCGACACGCTCGACGCCATCGTGGTCGTCACGAGCCGCGTGCGTCACCTTCAGCCGGTCGACGAGGCCAACGGCAAGCCCGTGCGTTGGATCACCGTGGGGGCGCTGTGAGGACGTACGGCGAGATCCGCTACCGCGCGGCATCTGGCGGCCCAGACGGTCAGCGCGCGGCGTGGCAGATTATCGCGAGCCCCGATGTCCTCATGCGTCTCAAGCGGCTGTTCCCGCGCGCCGAAAAACGCCGCTCGGGATGGATCACGCTGGAGCACACGCTCGAGGTCGCTCGTGATCTCGAATGGGTGCTGCAGCGCTGGCCGATGAAGGTCGCCGACGAGGACCGTGCACGGCTCGTGACCTCGACCGCGGAGTACGTCGAGCGCCAAGACCTCGTCGAGTCGCTGCTGCGCGGCGACCGGCCGCACCTGCCCGGTGTGCTGACGCCCGCGCGCGAGCCCCGCGAGTACCAACTCATCGCGGCCGACCTGACGCTCGCGACCGGCCGCCTACTGCTCTGCGACGAGCTCGGGCTTGGCAAGACGATGAGCGGCCTGCTCGCGTTGCGTGACCCTGACCTGTTGCCGGCGCTCGTCGTCTGCCCGACGCATCTGCCGCAGCACTGGATGCGCGAGCTTGCGAAGACACTGCCGACGTTGCGCGCGCACATCATCCGGACCGGCAAGCCGTACGACCCCGCGAAGCGCCGCGAGATGAAGGGCCACGATCCCGACGTGCTCATCATCAACTACCACAAGCTGCGCGGCTGGGTGGACCATCTCGCCGGCCTCGTGAAAACGGTGATCTTCGACGAGGCGCAGGAGCTGCGCCGCGCCGATAGCGACAAGTACAAGGCGGCGGCCCGTGTCGCCGATCTCGCGCACGTCCGGATGGGGTTGACAGCCACGCCGATCTACAACTACGCGTCCGAGATTCACAACGTGCTCGCCGTCATCGCTCCCGACGCGCTCGGGTCACGCGAGGAGTTCGCGCGCGAATGGGGCGGCTCGACGTACTGGACGGACAAGCTCACCGTGAAGGATCCGAAGGCGCTCGGCGCGCACCTACGCTCCGAAGGCGTGTTCCTGCGCCGCACCCGCGTTGAGGTTGGCCGCGAGCTCCCGGAGATCGTTCGTGTGCCGCACAACGTGGACGCCGACGAGGATGAACTCGACCGGTTGCTCGCCGCCGGTGGCGCTGCGGCGCTCGCGGAAACGATCCTCCACTCGCAGGACCGCAAGGCGGTGTTCACGGCGTCGGGCGAGATCGACATGCAGATGCGCCGCGCGACCGGTGTAGCGAAAGCACCCTACGTCGCGGCGTTCGTAGACCTCCTGTTGGAGAGCGAGCAGAAGGTCGTGCTGTTCGGCTGGCATCGCGACGTCTACACGATCTGGGGGACACGGCTCGCCGCGCACAACCCGGTCATGTTCACGGGCTCGGAGTCGTCGGCGCAGAAGGAACTCAACCGGGCACGATTCATCGGCGGCGAGGATCTCGAGCGCGCAGCCGCGGCTCACCAGCGTGGCTTCAAGGGCCGCTGGCGCGAGTTCGAGGATGCGACCGCCGAGAGCCGCGTCCTGATGATGAGCTTGCGCGCGGGCAGCGGCCTCGACGGGTTGCAGCAAGTCTGCAACGTCGGCGTGTTCGGCGAGCTTGACTGGTCACCGGGCGTTCACGATCAGTGCGAGGGCCGCTACCACCGCGACGGCCAGAGCGAGCCGAGCGTGTCGTACTTCCTCGTCAGCGACGTCGGCAGCGATCCCGTCGTCGCGGACGTGCTGAACCTGAAAGAGCAGGGCAGCCATCCAATCGTGGATCCGAACCGTGCGATGTTCGTCGCGGCGGATGTGAGCGACCGGATGCGCAAGCTCGCGGAGTCCGTGCTGAAGCGGCGGCGCGCGGCATGAGAAAGACGTTGCCCCCCGCTTGCCAGTGGCTTGCGGGGGGCTGTAGTCTCACGATCGACACTCGCGCGCTGCTCACGGCGCCGAGGCCACGACAACCCGAAAGGACGGTTTCAGGATGCCGCAGGATCGTACCGTAGAAGACGGCGGCCACACATCGGCCGCGCTGTTGGCCGCGCGAAGCTATGGCGCGGCGCCGCAGGTCATCGGCACGTTCGACCTCGAATGGTCGGAGTACATGCACTACCTCTACCTGCCGGTTCAGATGCCGGGGCACGAGGGGGTGCGCCTGCCGCCGAACCTGGAGTTCTTGCGAGCGATCGTCGAGCAGATCGTTATCAACGAGGCTCACGACGACTACGTCTACGTGAGCGCCCGCCGGGGCTACGCGACACCCGGCAACCCGCTGAATCGGCCGGGCTGGCACGCGGACGGGTTCGGCACTCGCGACGTGAACTACATCTGGCATGATGGCGGCGCGACGCTGTTCGCGGAGCACGACTTCGGCAGGGTCTCGCCGAACCATCTTGTGTCGATGCGGCAGTTCGCGGAGCGCGCTCGTGTGACGAACACCTACCCCGATCGCACGCTCATGCGGCTCGACCCGTTCGTGGTCCACGCGGCACCGGACATCGCACCACCGGGAGGCGAGCGCGCGTTCGTCAAGATCAGCCTGTCGGACTCGCGCTACAACCTGCGCGGCAACAGCCACAACCACGCGTTCGACTACGCGTGGCGGATGTGGGCGCGTGAGGAGATCCGCAACGATCCGAGCTACGCGGACGGCGACGCTGGCCCGCAGGTCGCGCGGCCATGATCGGTTCCAAGGCACTCGCCCGCGTCACCCAACCCAACATCCTCGAAGTCGACCTAGAAGTGACCACCGAGACGGGCCGCAAAGCCCGGATCACCATGGATCTGGACACCGGCATGCGGCTCGCTGATGAGCTGCATCGGTGTTGCTGGCGGCGGCCTGAGTCGTGGGGGAAAGCACCGGCCGCGGAGACAGCGCCATGAGCGACGACTACAAGGCGATGCTCACGAAGAGCCGCGAACGCTTCGAGCGCGACACAGCCAAGCATGAGATGACGGTCCTGCACGACGACGGCGTCTACCGGCACTTGCGGATCCAGAGGCCTGGCTCGTGGACCTACGGCCACGACATCGTGACGTGGCCCGGCTACCTCGCGATCACCGGGGACGCAGGGGACTACCTGTTCGCGCGCACCGCCGACATGTTCGAGTTCTTCGAGGGCGATGGCGGCAGGATCAACCCTGACTACTGGGGCGAGAAGCTGCAGGGTCCCGGACACGACAAGCACCTCACCTACAGCGAGGACGCCTTCCGTCGCCGCGTGCGCGGGTGGCTGGACGGCAGGGAGGATTGCACTGGCGAGCCGCCGAGCCCGGATCTTGTGGCCGCCGTTGACGAACTTCTCCGTCGTGAGGCGTATAACGACCACGAGGCGCACCGCCTACTCGATGAGTTCGAGTGCGGCGGCGTTCGCATCGACGACGCCTGGGAATGGTCGCTGAAGGACTATGACGGTCGCTTCCTGTGGTGCTGTTGGGCGATCGTGCGCGGCATTGAGCAGTACCGCGCCGTGGCGACGGTGACGGCATGAGCACCATCGACATGGGCCACTCGCGCGTCGAGTACCGCGCGGCGGCCGCCGACCTCGCGAACGCTGAGTGCAGCGTCCCGGAGGATCACCCGCACCTAGAGGCGATCGACGCGCTACCACTCATCTCTCCACACGGCATCACGGCGAAGCTCAACGCGATGAGTCTCGACGGACTCGTGACGCTTTGGGACGGCGGCAACTGCTGGCCGAACGAATGGTCGCTGACCGACAAGGGCCGCGCAGCTATCGCGGCGGCTGACGGCACGCGACCATGAGGCAGCTTGGATGGTGGCTCATGGGCTTACCGACCGGCCTGCGTGAGCCGTCGCCGTTCCTGCTGCGATGGGGTCCGTACCGGTGGGGTGCGTACCTCGCGAACCTGAGATGGACCCGGCCGTGAAACGAGGGACCCGGCCGTGAAACGAAACGCGCCCCGCACGGCCCGAAGGCTCGACGGGGCGCGTATGCTGTGCGATTACGAGGCCGCGCGAGGGATGGTACCTCGTCGCGGAGACAGACGCGACGAAAGGACCCCAGCATGCGCAAGACACCGATCTTGCTCCGCCCATCAGCATTCGACGATCGGGTACACGCGCTGTACCGCTACACCCGAAAGAAGGTCCGCGGCCACGACACCATCGACTGCGGCATGGATGGCAAATGGGACGTGACCGACGACTTCGAGACGCTGCTGCTCAAGCGGCTCATGGACGACGGCGCGGAGAACATCGTCGGCATCCTTGATGGGGCCGCGCAGGGCCTTGAACTGACCGACGATGAGCGCGCCGAGGTTCGCGTCGTGCGTGAGCGGATCCGCGAGATGTGCGAGCGCCACAACGCGCGGGTCGCATTCATGGGGCCGGACCCAACCCTTAGATCGCCAGCGGTCAGCGAATGGATTGCGACAGTCTCGTGAGCATCCGCGACGACAGATCCGCGCCGTTCGCATGGGTGTCCATGCACGGCCTGAAGACGATCCGCCGCGACCTCGAACCGAAGGCGCAGGCATCCGCTCGCAACGCCCTCTTCGCCCTCGCAGAGGCCGCCAGCGACAGGTATGACGGCAAGCACCGCGAGGGCGACACGCTCCGCGAGCTTGCGGCCCTCGCCGGCACGAGCACGCGTCGCCTCCGAGATCATCTGGCAACGCTCGCCGACCTCGGGCTTGTGACGATCGAGTCGCGCGTCGATTCATCGGGCCGCGACCTACCCACGGTGTACGTCCTCGCGAACGATTCCGGGGGTGACAAAACGTCCGACCGGGTGGACGAGTCGAGCGCTGAAACGTCCGACCTTACGGGCGCGCGGCCCTCGCAGCCTTCGGCTGCTCAGGCTCGACAGCCTGAAGAAAGAACGAAGAACGGGCGTGCGCCCGTTGTCGACGACGAGCATCGAACCGTCACCGCTCTGTTCGAGCACTGGCAACTACGGTGCAACCATCCGACCTCAAAGCCGACCCGTGAGCGCCGCCAGAAGATCGCGGCCAGGCTGAGGGAGGGCTACACGCCGGATCAGATCCGCGCGGCGATCGACGGCGCGGCACGCGATCCGTTCGTCAACGATGCCGGTAAGCGCTTCGATGACCTGGAGTTGATCTGCCGCACCGGCTCGAAGCTTGAGAGCTTCATCGACAGGGCCGCGCCACCGCTGGCGGGCAACGGGACGGTGCATCCGATCCGTCCGCCGCAGGGCCAGGCGCGGAACGCGAATGGGAAGCCGACGCATGCCGAGCTGATCGGGGAGTTGAGGGCCGCGAACCCGCGGCTGCATCCCGAGCTTGCCGTGAACCATCAACTACCGGCGAGGACATGATGGTCGACTACGGAGCACTCCACGACGGCAAGCATCACATCGAGCTGGCATCGGGCCGCTACCTCGATCTTGAGAGTCCCGACCCTCAGGCGATCACGCTGAGCGATGTAGCGCACGGCCTCTCACAGACATGTCGGTTCGCCGGTCAGTCGCTCCGCTTCTACAGCGTGGCCGAGCACGCATGCCTGGTTGCCGCCAAGCTCGAAGGGGACGGCGTGCACCCGCGGGTCGTGCTTGCCGCCGTCCATCACGACGACAGCGAAGCGTTCATCGGCGATGTCACCCGGCCGCTGAAGGCGCTTCTGCCGGGCTACGCGGCCTTGGAGACAGCAGTCAGCCTCGCGATCATCGAAGCGCTGCGGATCCCGCCGCTGGTCGACCCGGCAGAGCGTGCGCAGCTCACGGCGGCCGACAACTGGGCGCTGGCGTGCGAGGCATATCACCTGCTGCCGTCGCGTGGTCGGACGTGGTTCTGCGACGGGCTCTACGACCCGACGTGCGCGTATGACCTCGCGTTCTCCTACGACCAGCTCGGACGCGCTCCCGACCGAGCGCGAGAGTTGTGGAGCGGGTGGCACAACCGATACGCGGACATCTACGCGGCCTTGGCGGTCGTGCGATGAGCGCGGCGACATGGAACGATGTCGGCGAGGCCCTCGTCAACAACTGGCCGGCAGGCCCCGGTAACCGCGGCTGGGAACGCGAACAGGTCGCAGGCATCATCGATGAGATGCGTGAGCGCGGCATGCAACCAGGGTGGGCGATCATCGGGATTCGCCAGTGCACATCGGATTTCGTGCCGGGTGCTCCGATGGTGCAGCGGTTGTATCGGGAGTCGTTGCCGCCCATGACTGCCGTGCAGATCGAGGAGGCCGCGGAACGTCAGGCGGAGCGGCGGCGGCTCGAAGCGGCGGCCGGTGAGCCGCGCGGCCTGCCGGCGGGAGGCGAGTTGTGAGCATCCCGCGTGTCTACGATCCTGCCGATTGCGATGAGCGGGGCGTCCCGCTGGACTGGGATCGCTGCCGCCCGTGCGACGGCTCCGGCAGGTGGCGCGACCCGCGGATATGGGGCACGATGCCAGGATCCGTCGCCTGCGAAACATGCGGAGGCCACGGATCCCTGAAGGCGGCGGCGCTCGCCTCGCGCCTAATGCGCTTCCGCGGCAGCGTCCCGATCCCGGAAGCCGAGATCGGGCATCGCTGCGAGTCCTGCTCTCACCCGATGAGCGAAGGGACATGGGAGGACGGGCCACGGCGCGAATGGACGGCCGAGGACGCCGACCTTGCCGAGTTGGCAGGCGTACCTAGCGGCTCAGGGCCGCGCGTCCACTACTCCCCTTGTGACGAGGGATGCGATCACGGCGGGCCGGCTCGACTGCGCCTGGAGCAGCGGGGCGAGAAGGGCTGGATCCCCGTCACCGATCAACGGCCCGGAGATGCGCTTCTACTCGATCGCGTCGATGCCGTCGAGGCCTCCTGGCGCTCGGTCGACATTCGCACCCTCGGCTGGCCGCATGACCTACGACCCGAGAAGCTGGCCGTGTTGTGCTTGCGCTGCTTCGCCGAGCGCAGTTCGGCGTGAGCTTCGACCGCGGCGAGGACTATCCCTCGCCGCCGCCCGCGCCGCGGCTCGCGACGGGGGTAGCGCCTCCGCACTCCGTGGAGGCCGAGGAAGCGGTCCTCGGCGGAATCCTGCTCTCCGATCGAGCGATCCCCGGCATGCTGCAGGAAGGCCTTGCGGCGGAGCACTTCTTCCGTGACCGCCACCGCGCGGTGTACGCGGCGATGCTCGCGTTGCACGAGCAAGGGACGGCCGTGGATGTGCTGACGGTCACCGTCGAGCTCGAGCAGCACGGCACGCTCGAAGCGATCGGGGGCCGCGCGGCTGTCGATGCGTTGACGGGCGGCGTGCCCGGGCTCGCCGCGATCCGCCGGTACGCAAGGATCGTGATTGAGCATTGGCAGGCGCGCCAGACGCTCGCGGCGACGTACACGATGCAGGCCGGCGTCTTGAACCATGACGCGGCACTGGTTGAGGATGGCCGCCGGATGCTCGACGACACGGTGGTCGCGCCGGGCGTGACGGACGGCTATCTCGGGCCCGATGCGCTCGGGTCGCACATGGTGGACTGGATGGGCCAGCCCATCGTGGAGGGGTTGCCGATGCCGGTGGAGCTGCCGTCGCTCGGCCGGATGGTTAGGCCGCAGTCGGGGGATCTCATCATCGTGGCGGCACTGCCGTCGGCGGGGAAGTCGACGCTGGCGCTCGCGATGGCCGCGGCGATGGGCAGCCGCGGGCATCGGACGGTTATTTGGCCGAACGATGACACCGTCGAAGACATCGCGGCTCGGCATGTACAGGCCGTGACGGGTATTTCGTCGGAACGGATCATTGAGCGGCGGTTGACCGCGGATGAGATGCGTCGCGTGGTCGCGGAGTTCGCGCGACTGCCGTTCGAGGCGCAGCCCGCGGATGGGTGGACGGCGCAGCAGGTCGCAGCTCACATCCGGCAGGTTCGGCCGGCGGTCGCGGTGCTTGACCACTTCCACAACCTTGCGGAGATTCCGGGGGTCGCGGAGATCGACGATGCGTTAAAGCGGTTGAAGGCGGTCGCTCAGCAGACGCGATGCTTGCTGATCGTGGCGGCTCAGTGCAACCGCAACAACCGGTCAGACGGCGTGTTCCGGCGGCCCCCGGTCCTCGCGAACATTAGGGGGTCGGTGATGTTCGAGGCCGCGGCCACAACGATCCTGCTGGCGCACATCGATGAGGAGGAGATCGATGATCTCGAGCATGGCCGGACAGGGAAGGCGCGGCAACTGGACGTCGGGTCGATCGATGTCGCGAAGCAGAAGCGTGGCCGGCGCGGGGTGGTGCGTGTCGTGGTTGATCGGGAGCATGTGCGGTTTGTGGAGCCGGCGCGCGGCCGGGACTACACGGAGCCCGTGGCGGGGTCGGTTGAGGCGGAGGGGTTCTAGGTGTCGGCGCCCGCTGCTATGTTTCGCGGCATGCCAAGCGTGAGCTACGCAGAGTTGATCGCTGCCCGCGAGGAAGCGCTACTAGCGAGGGGCTGCGGCATCGAGCCTGACGCTCTCGCCGCGCACCTGTTCGGCTTCCAGGACTTCGCTACCCGCTGGGCGCTGAAGCGTGGCCGGGCCGCCATCTTCGCCGGAACCGGGCTCGGCAAGACCTTAATCGAGATGGAGTGGGCGCGGCAGGTCGGCGGCGAGATCCTACTGTTCGCGCCGCTCGCCGTCGGCCGGCAGATCATGCGTATGGCTGAGCAGTTCGACGCCGGCCCCGCGCGTGTCGTGTCGGACGGTTCGGAGGTCGAGCCGGGGCTGAACATCGCCAACTACGAGAGGTTGCACCGCTTCACGCCGGACGGGCTCAGCGGCCTTGTGCTGGATGAGTCGAGCATCCTGAAGGCGTTCGACGGGAAGACCCGCCGCGAGTTGACGGAGTTCGGGTTGCAGGTCGATATGCGGATGGCTTGCACGGCGACGCCGGCACCGAACGACTACGAGGAGCTAGGCCAGCACGCGGAGTTCCTGGGGGTGCTGACGGCCCGCGAGATGTTGGCGCTGTACTTCACGCAGGACGGCAACACGACGACGCGCTGGCGGTTGAAGGGCCATGCTCGTCAGCCTTTCTGGCGCTGGGTGTCATCGTGGGCGTTGGCGTTCACGAGTCCGGCCGATCTTGGCTATCACGATGAGGCCGAGCGCTTCGTCCTGCCTCCGCTGCGCACCGTGCCGGTCGTCGTGGCCGCGAAGGATCCGCATGTCACGGGCACGCTGTTCGCGGGGGAGGCGCAGACCTTGCAGGAGCGGCAAGCGGCGCGGCGCAACACGACGGCCGAGCGGGTGGCCGCCGCTGCGGCCCTTGTCGCGGCCGAGCCGGACGAGCAGTGGCTCTTGTGGTGCGATCTGAACGTCGAGTCCGATGCACTGGCCAATGCCATCCCCGGAGCGGTCGAGGTCAAAGGATCTGACTCCCAAGATCACAAGGTGGACAGCGTGCTCGGGTTCGCTGACGGGACCGTACGAGTGCTCGTCAGTAAGCCGAGCATCTGCGGGTTCGGGCTCAACTTCCAAGGCTGCGCCCGCATGGCGTTCGTCGGTCTCTCGGACAGCTTCGAGCGCTACCACCAGGCCGTGAAGCGCTGCCACCGATTCGGGCAGACACGCGAGGTCGTGGCCTACGTCGTGACCGCCGACGCGGAGGGCGCGGTCGTCCGCAACATCGAACGCAAGGAACGACAGATGACGGAGATGATGGCCGAGCTTGTCGCGAACGTCGGGCGTACGGGGGAGCACATCGCGAAGCGCACGGCGCGTGATCACGACATGGCCGAAGGCGACGGGTGGCGGCTCATGCTCGGAGACTGCGTCGAGCGGATCGCCGGCAAGATCCTCACAGGGCCGGATCGCGGACAGTCGATCCCCGGCCGCGTCGAGGATGAGTCGATCGGGCTGTGCGTGTTCTCGCCGCCGTTCCCGTCGATGTACGTTTACACCGACGACCCGCGGGACATGGGGAATGTGGCCGATGTCGAGGACATGATCGAGCAGTTCTCCTACCTCGTGCCCGAGCTCTACCGGGTCCTCATGCCGGGCCGATCCGTCGCGATCCATCTGGCGCAGGCGCAGACGAAGAAGCGCGACGGGCTCGAGATCGGCTTGCGCGACTTCCGCGGAGCGACGATCGACGTGATGACGCGCGGCGGCTTCACGTTCTACGGCGAGGCGACGATCGACAAGGATCCCCAGGTGAAGGCGGTGCGGACGAAGGATCGCGGCCTGCTGTTCAAGTCGCTCGCGAACGATTCGAGCATGATGCGGATGGCGCAGGCGGACTACCTGCTTCAGTTCCGCAAGCCAGGCGATAACCCGCAGCCGATTCGGGCCGGCATCTCCGCGAAGTACGGCAACGATGACGGCTGGATCACGCCGGAGGAGTGGATCGAGTGGGCCGCGCCGGTCTGGTATCGCGCGGGGCCTGGCTACCCGGGCGGCATCCGGGAGACGGACACGCTCAATGTCGCCATCGCTCGTGACGGGCAGGACGAACGCCACTTGTGCCCGCTTCAGCGCGGCGTGATCGAGCGCGTAGTAAAGCTGTGGAGCGCGCCGGGTGATCGCGTGCTATCTCCGTTCGGAGGAGTCGGGTCCGAGGGTGATGGTGCTCTGCGGCTGGGCCGGGAGTTCGTCGCTGTGGAGTTGAAGCGATCGTATTGGGAGACGGCGTGTCGCAACCTCGACGCGGCCGTCCAGGAGCGCGAGCAAGGCGCGTTTGATCTGACGGCGTGACGATGTCCGCGGATCGTGTTGACCGGATCGCGGCATCCCTTGAAGCGAACCCGCCGGAAGGGTTTAGGGGCCGTTACAGCCGGGAGGTGTGGACGGTCATCGTGGCCGCAGTGAAGGCGGGGGAGAGCGGCTTGTGCGATGCGTACGTGGAGTGCGTCGACGGCGGCTGGGCTGGCTACCGGGCGGTGTGCCGGTGTGGGTGGGAGAGTGTGCTGACCTCCAAGCCGGCGGCTCGCCGCGCGGCCGTAGAGCACGAGCGCGGCGATGGCTGACGGCAAGGGTGTGGTGCTCACGGCGGCCTGGGGGCCATGGCTCGCCGCTTGTACGTGCATGGGCGGCCCGGAGATGTGCGTCCCGCCGTTCGGCGCTTCGGGCGGCTGTTCGCTCTCAGACGATGAGCCGCGGATCTGCGCGGGCTGCGGCGACATCGATCCGCGGCACTGGCGGGAGGGCGGCTGGTACTGCGAGAGTTGCGCGGCGTGCGAGGTTTGCCAGTCGCCGTACTGCGACGAGCCGGAGCACCATGGCTGAGCCGGTCGAGCTCCTGATCGAGCGTGACCACGCGTTTCGCAAGAAGAAGCCCGACGCCGCGACGGGGAAGCGGCGCATTGGCTGCGAGGTCTGTGGCCGCGGCCGGAACCATCGCGATCACATGGGCGCGCCGCCGTCGATGAACAGCGGCAATCACAGCATGCAGCCAATGGCGTACCAGGCGTTGAAGCATGCGTGGCAGGACGCGTTTGCGGACCTGCTGGAGGCGTCGGGGTTGCCGCGCGGCCTGGAGTCGGTGTCCGTTGAGGGCCTCGTCGGGTTCCCGACGCGCGCGGTGCGTGACGGCGGCAACTTCCGCTGGATGATCGAGAAGGCATTGGGTGACGCGCTCGTCAGCGGCTCGGACAACGTCGCGGGTGGATGGATCGAGGATGACTGCTTTTTCCCGGTGTGCCGCTACGAGTTCGGCGGGTTGCAGGCGGTGCATGCGCCGGGCCGGTCGTGGCTGCGGCTGATGATCTTGCCGCGTGCAGCGACATCCGCCGAGGCGTAACCTAGCATTGCGAGATCGTGAACCGACGGAGGCCGACATGACATCTGAGCCGTGGCTGACTGCCGCGCTGCCCGAGCTCGTGAATCAGAGCCGCGCGCTCGAGATCCTTCGTGACCGGCTCGGCCGGCCGGACATGGATCCGATGACGTTGCGCCGGTGGTGGACTGAGGAGCAGGCCGCGGTGGAGGCGGGCGGTCCGCCGAAGCGGGGTTTCCCGTTGCCGCAGCGGTTGAGGACGGCTGGTGGGGTGGCGGGGCATCCGGTGTGGCGGCCGGAGGATCTTGAGCGGTGGTGCGTGGAGTTTTTGGGCCGCGCCACGGACGCGGCGTGATGAACGAACTGAGCCCGTGGCCACAGACGACGACCAGCTTCACCTGCGGCTGGACCGACGCGGCGGGCGCCCGCTGGGATAGCAGCAGGGACCAGGACGAGCCGCCGATGGACGGTGGTGAGGGTGTCCGCGAGCCTCGCCGGCCGCCACCGTCCGCGCCACCGGGCGCGGCAGTCGTGGACATCCCGGTGCTTCCCGGATGACCACCGGGCTCACTCAGCGCGTCGAGGTCGGCGCCTACTACACGGACGGCGCGGATCTATGGGAGGTCGTGGAGGTCAACGCGCTCGGTACGGTCACACTCCGCGGCGACCGCTCGAAGACGGCCCGCATGCTCGGCATCGATGCGTTCCGTCGGCGGTTCTGGCTTGTGCGCGCGGCGGCGTGACGCCGCGGCTTGCTAGGTTTCGCGGCACGGTGTAGGGTTCGCGGCCAACCCCCCAATCGAGAGGTGGAACCTCGAATGGCCCGCAGCATCACGCCCGTAGCCGTTGCCGAAGACGGCACCGAATCGCATGAGTCGTGGATCACCCTCGTCCTGAGCAAGGTATCGGCGCAGCCCGGCCAGCGGCTCTTCGACAGCGAGATCACGCACACGCGCTACATCACGATGACCGTGTGCCGCTGCACCCGTACGCGGGACCTCAACCACGACTGGAAGCACGCCGAGCAGACGCTCATGGAAGTAGGGATGTCGCATGCGCAGTGGGGCGCGTTCGTGTCGGCCTTCGGGGATGGCGGCGGGGTGCCTGCCACGCTGTTTCGCGATCATTGCGGTGTCGTCGCGCAGGCGCCGCACGAGTCGCGCATGGCAGAGTCGGCGCGCGAGGTCCACGATGCCGGGAACTCGGCGCTCGCGGAGATCCAAGAGGGCTACAGCGCATTGGAAGAGGCATTCGAGCGCGGGGCAGGCAAGCGCGAGATGCGCGACCTGATCCGCAGCCTCAAGGCCCGTATCGCCAACGCCCCGGCGAACATGGGGTTCGCCGCCGAATCCCTGACGAAGCACGTCGAGAACGTGGTGACAAAGGCACGCTCGGACGTGGAGGCGATGGCGGTCGCGGCGGCTGAGCGCGGCCTGACGCTGGACGCTGGGTCGGTGAACCTGCTCGACGCTGGCGAGCACGAATCGGACAGTCCGTACGAGACGGGGCCGAATGAGCGACCGTGGCTCGGCAGCCGCGGCCAGCGAACTTAGCGGAGCGCAGTTCCACCCTCCGTTCCGCTTGAGCGCACGGCCGTCCTTCGGGGCGGCCGTTGTCGTTCCGGTCCGCGGCAACGGCTACGCTCAGACCGTGAACCCGTCGTGGGAAGACTCCGAGGTCGACCTGCAACGACGCGTTGCCGTACACGAACGACGTATTGACGAGACAGAGCACGACATCGACAAGTTGGGCGAGGCGATGAGGGACGCTGCCAAGGAGATCGGGGGCCGCATTGACGGCTTCCGGAACGCCTGCCACGAAGAGGTAGAGGGCGTCCATACCGAGATCGAGAAGCTGCGCGCCGAGATCAAGAAGAAGGATGAGCGGCGTCAGTGGACACGGCCGGAAAAGCTGATGACGAGCGGCTTATTGCTCACGTTCATCATCGGGATCTTAGGCCTGGTGCTGAACCATTGAGGCGCCTTGCCGCTCGCACTGGCCTGCGCCCGCCGACGATCGCCATCGTCGTGATTCTGCTCGTCGGGCTGACAAGCGTCGCCGTCGTCACGACCGTGTTGCGCTCCATCGACCGCAACGCCGAGGCGATCGAGGTCGGCTGCCTTGTCGTTGTGCAGGTCGTGCGCGACTCGGGCGCCAACAGCGGCAAGCCGGTGCAGACCAAGGCCGGGCGTGCGCAGGCACGCATCACGGCGAGGTTCTATGCGACCCTGCTTGGGCAGATGTCGCCGAAGAGTCGTCGCGCTGTGCTGCGCGATCAAGCGATCGTGCGTCGGGCGGGGGGCGCGATCCCGGAGCCGCAGTGCAAGCGGATCGCGGACGACCCGGACAAGGTTCGGCGCGATACGTTGCAGACGCAATCAACCCGGAGGCCGTGATGCATGACGCATACCGTTTGGCGCTGGATGCTTGGGATGTCCGGCACCTGATCCTGCTCGTGCCGATCCTGGTTGGGTACAGGGCTTGGCAGCGCGGCCGTGACGACAAGCGCTACCAGCGCAAGTGAGCACCGAACCGACCGACTACGAGCGCGGCGAGATCGCCGGCCGCGTCGCGCAACGGCTCGAGGCGCTGGAGAATGGCCAGGAGCGGATCAACGGCTCTGTCGCGGAGACAGCTCGGGCGTTGGGGACGCTTGCCGGGGCGGTGGAGGCGATGCGGCAGGACATCCGGATGGAGAAGGCGGCCGTGGTGGTGAAGGCGGCGACGTTGGAGAGCGCGGAGGATGCGCGCCGCGTGGTGCTGGCCGATGCTGTCGTCGCGACCGATCGCGAACGCACGGCGCACGATCGCAAGTGGAGCGTCCGGGAGCGGGTGCTTGGCGCGGTGGCTACTCTCGTCGCGCTTGCTTTGGCAGCGCTTGGGCTTGTCTCCTACTTCGGTTAGGGGGATCTGAGCCAGGACGTAGCGGAGCGCCGCCGGGTCTGCTAGGTTTGGCGGCACGTAGCCAATCCTGGAGGGCAGTCATGCCGATGTTGATGATGTTGAGCCGCGCCGTGCGCCGTGTCCCGTTGGACTGGCAGCACCCAGTGGCGCGGCCATGAGCATCTACGCCACGTGGCTGTCCCTGAGCGCCGACGATCACGAGGACGGCTGCGCGGTCTACGTCGAGGATCCGCCCGGCTCGCACTGCTTCGAGTTCAGCGGCAAGCCGTGCGATTGTGGCACGCCGCGAGCACCACTCGTCTACGAGGGCTCACACGTGCTGCCGTCGAATGCCGATCGCCGTGGCGGGTGCATCGACGTGGCCGGGATACCGGACTTCATCGAGCGCGACGGTCGCGACGACGCCAAGGGCTCGGGGCTGAAGGATTGGCTACGGCTGTCTGTGATGAACGAGGAGTCAACGCTGCAGTACGAGGGCAAGTCATACGTGCGTGGCGGCGACGCGGCCGTGGTGTTGGATCGCCGTGGCGTAGAGGAACTGCGCGACACGCTGACAGCGTGGCTTGACCGCGAGTCGATACCAGACGAGAGGGAGTGCCCCGAGTGTGTCGAGGCGCGACAGTGAACCGCTGCTACCGCTTCAGGATCTACCCGACCGCCGCGCAGGCCGCCTCCCTCGATGTCCAACTCGGTGCGTGCTGCGATCTCTACAACGCCGCGCTCGAGCAACGCATTCGCGCGTACCGCGAGCACGGCGTCTCGCTCACCCGCTATGACCAACATAAGGAACTGACGCAAGTTCGTGCGGCGGGCCTGTTGCCCGCCGATATGAGCGTGTTGGCGCAACGCAGCGCCCTTGATCGCCTCGACCTTGCAATGGCAGCGTTCTTTCGGCGTGTGGCAGCAGGGCAGACGCCGGGGTTCCCACGCTTTCGCTCGCGTTCTCGCTACGACTCAATCACATGGCCCGATGGCTTGGGCGCAGGCATAAGGAACGGCCGAGTAGGGCTGCGCGGTGTCGGTTCGGTGCGTGTTCGGTGGCATCGCGAGATCCCCGACGGAGCGGACATCCGGACTATCACGGTCAAGCGCTCGTGTGGCCGGTGGTATGTCATCGTTGCGGCTCGTGTGTGCGATCTAGTGCCGAAGCCGGCGACGGGCCGCAGTGTCGGCGTCGATCGTGGCGTCAGCATCCCCTACGCGCTCTCGACGGCAGCGCTGCTTGAAGGGCACGTGCGCAGCCCGACCACTGTTCGTCGCTGCCAGCGAAAGGTGACAAGGCGTCAGAAGGGCTCAGTTCGCCGCACCAAAGCGATACGTCTGCTCGCGCGGCAGCGTGAGCAGGAGGCCAACCGTCGCCGAGACTACGCGCACAAACTCAGTCGGAGCCTCGTCAACGACTTCGATCTGATCGCATTCGAGGATCTGAATGTCGGTGGAATGACGCGCTCGGCTCGCGGTACCGTAGCCGCGCCTGGCCGCAACGTTCGCCAGAAGGCTGGGCTGAATCGCGAGATCCTTGACCAGGGATGGTCACTTCTGCTTCAACTGACGACCTACAAAGCGGAAGAAGCTGGTAGGCACGTCGTTCTCGTCAACCCGGCGTACACGTCGCAGACGTGTCATGTATGCGGGCTGAACGACAGGGCGTCGCGTCGCGGCGTGCTCTTCCGCTGCACGGGCTGCGGCCACGAAGACCACGCTGACATCAACGCGGCTAAGAACATCGAGAGGGCCGGGCTGGCCCTTCAGGCGTCAACGGTAGGAGAAGAAGTCCATGCCGTCGCCTGAGAAGGGGATGCACCACCCTCAAGCCACCGCAACGGATGGTGGCGGCTGGCGCTGCCGCCATGGCATCCACCGCTGGACCGTGATCCCGCAGACGGTCCGCCGCGCCATGGCGACGGCCGGGTTCGGGCGCCCTGACTGGTACATCGGCCGGCGCGTCGATCCCTACTGCGAGCGTTGCGGGATCAAGCGGCGGCGGCCATGATCGTCGTCGCGGCTCTCATCGTCCTGGCGTACGCGGCGGTCATGCTGCTCGTGTTCGCGTTGTGCCGGGTGGCCGCGGAGAGTGACCGGCAAACGGTGTGCGTGCCGTTGGCCGTGGTGAGGTCGGGCGAGGGAGGCTGCGACGAGGACCGCAACTCGGTTGCGGCTGATCTCGCTCGACCTGACCACGGAGCACGGCCGTGACGCGCGAAGAAGCGCGGATTGTGCTGCTCGAAGCCGTGCTCGATCAGGCGGTGCACCTGATCGAGTTTCTGCATGGCTGCCTGACGAGCGACGACATCTACGAATACGCGTATCCCGAGCAGACGTTGGCGAAGGTGGCGAGCGCTCGTGAGCTCGTGCCGGAGCGGCCGGTGTGTGTGCATGGGCGACGGGATCCGGGGTGCGCGTCGTGCGTGTTTCACGTGGCGGAGCGTGGGCGGCAGGCTGAGGCGCGAGCAGTGCTGGGTGACGACTTCGACGGTGCGGTGCGGCCATGAACTTCGACCGGACGCCAGCGGAGCGCCGCGCCGACGAACTGAGCGCCGAGGTTCGACGGCTACAAGCCATGGCGTGCCCAACGGATCAATGCCGCGCGCGCTTGGCCGCGGCGATCGTGGCGCGTGACCGTGCGTGGCGGGTTGTCCATGAGATGCGGCAGGGCAGGCGATGATGGAGCGACGGTCGGCCGCGCACACGCAGGGGTCCGGGGGCTGCGGCCGACCGCCTGCCGTCAAGTCAGGGCGTAGCCGAAGCCAAGACGGTCCTGCGAAGGGTACGCGGTGAGCGACATTGCCGCGGCGGCCAAAGCCCTGAAGGATCGTCACGCGGCTCTCCTGCGCCCCGAGCGGCCCGCGGCGACCGCTCGGCAGGCGGAGGGCAGGCGGAGGGCGGCGGAGAGGCTTGACGTGGCTCGTGAGCGGTTGCAGGGCGGCCCGCGGCCAGACGCACCGCAACTCACGCTAGACCTTGGCCGCGGCGCGATCCCGGAACTGCGCGCCGATCTGAGGGCGCACCACTCCAAGCGCTGCGACTGCCACAAGCCGGCGGGTTCTGTGCCGTGCGCATCGTGTCCGTTTACGACAGCGCAACCCGGTACGCGGCGGCCAAGCAACACGGATCTCGGGCTATGAGGCCGCTGCTGCTCGATCTGTTCTGCGGCGCCGGCGGGTGCGCTCGCGGCTACCAGCGCGCGGGCTTCCGCGTCGTCGGCGTGGACAATCGGCCGCAGCCACGGTACGCGGGCGACGAGTTCCACCAGGCGGACGCGCTCGACGTGCTGCGCCACCTGCTCGCGGGTGAGGTCTGGCAGGGCTACCGGCTGAGCGACTTCGCGGCGATCCACGCGTCGCCACCGTGCCAGGCGTTCACCATCGCGCAGAACGCGAGCAAGAACGCCGACGCGCACCCCGACCTTGTGACGCCAATCCGCCCGATGCTGGTCGCGTCCGGCCTGCCCTACGTCATCGAGAACGTGCCCGGCGCTCCGCTCTTCAACGCGATCACGTTGTGCGGAACGTCGTTTGGCTTGGCGCACGACGGGTTCGAGCTTCGCCGCCATCGGCTGTTCGAGAGCAACGCACCGATCATGGCGCTCGGCTGCCAGCATCGCCTACCGGCCGCGCCCGTGTTCGGACACAACGCGGGCAGCGACTTCGTGAGGCGCTACGGACGCGGATTCCACGCCGCCGCCAAAGCCGCAGTTATGGACATCGACTGGATGAACCGCGACGAGGTTTCCGAGTCCGTGCCGCCGGCGATGGCGGAGCACGTCGGCGGCTACCTCATGGCCGAGGTCGTCGCACGGCGAGCGGTGCTCCCATGACGTTCTTCTGCGCGGCATGCGTAACGTGCTGGGATCCGTACATGTGCGCGAACGGCGCGTGCCCGGAATGCAAGACCGGGACGCGACGGACGCATGAGCCGGCGAGCCCGGACGCGGATGTGCGTTACCGGGCGGTCGTGGCGGTGCGTGTCGCGGATGCTGGCCGTGCGCGTGCGGCGGCGGGGTTTGAGGCGTTCTGCGCGGAGCGGGATGCGGCAGCGCTTGATGCGTTGGAGTTGTTGGCGGGGTTGCCGACGTTCGATCCGGAGGCTTGACGGGTTGTGCCGCGGCCCGGTGTCTGCTAGGTTTGGCCGCGTAGCCACATCGACTGAGAGGACCCCGCAATGCCCGCCACCGATAGCCCCGCAGGACGCATGGTCGCCGAGCGGTTCGAGCCGAACTCAGAGCACGGCCGCCCGAAGATCGCGTCGTTCACATCGCCCGAGGGCGCGATAGCGGTCCACTGCGACCGCGACGACGGCGCGCTGTGGCTGTTCGCCCACGGGCCATCCGGCGGCGATCGTGGCCGGCTCGTCTTTCCGCTGAGTCGCGCTGCCGATCTGCTCGCGTGGACGGAGGCGTCGGACGGGCTGATTTCGGGCGGCGCCCGGGGACGGATGGCTCTGCGTGACGGGAGGCTCATTGTCGGCGTTACGGGGTGGTCGCGAACGTTGAATCTGCCCTTCGGTGACGCGGCCGAGTTCCTGTTGTGCTTGCGCGAGTGGGCATTGGCTGACGAGTGGGCATTAGCGGCAGGCCCGGTTGACGCGGCCGTGACCTCTTCTGAGCAGGACGAGATCATCGCCCGCGAAGCGCTGTGGACAGCGCGTATCGCCGACCTCCTTGATCGCGCCATCGACGAGTTGCGCAGCGGCGAGGACTTCATCGCGACCGTTTCCGCTGCGAACGCGGCATGCGACATCATGGCCGGCGCACTGCCCGAGGACGAGCTTGAGGCTTCGTGGTGGGGCGAATGCCCGGAATGCACCTGTCCTCCTGATCTCGTGGCCCGCGGCGGCTTCACAAGCGGGTGTCTGGCATGCCGATGACCACGTCAGAGCAGGACAAGATCATGGAGGCCCTCGCCGCTGAGCATGGTGCGGTGAAGGTGTTGCCGTTGCGCGGCACGACCGCTGTACTCGCATGCGGCTGGGCAGTTGACTCCGACTCCCTGTGCGCGGAGTTGGCTCGCGGCCCGTGGTGGTACGTCCCGGCTGACCCTGCGACCGCGCCAGCGTTCGCTCACGAGGACGAGGTGCCGTTGCGCTACGCCACCGAGCAGGAGATCGCGGACGCGCTCGAGCAGGACGCGGTCCGTGAGCTTCTGTCGGCCGCGGGACTACGCTGATGCCGACCGGTGGACGCAGCAGGCGTGACACAGCGAACCAGACCGCGGCGAAAATACGCAGCGCTGAGCGACGCAAGTGCCCGAAGTGCGACCGCAAAGCGGCGATGGTTCGCGTCGAGCCGCCGGTGCTGAAGGCGGAGTGGCCGGGCTCGGTGTCCGCGTACTGCCGCTGGTGCGGGCATGAGCGGTTCCGGTCGGCCGCGGGACTACGGCCATGAGCACCGATGGACCTCGCAGTCGCGTTTTCCGTCAGGTCGTGTCGATGGAGGTCGTCTGGACCGTCGATCCCGGCGAGGAGTTGCCGCACACAGACTGGGAAGCTGATGTCCGAGATGCGGTGCTCGGCCACTCGATCGGGCCCGGCACGGCGGTACTGCCCTGCTACGGCTCGGTGTCCGAGGTCGAAGAGCTTGAGCCGCGGCCATGACCATCGTTCACTGCTCAGGCGACGAGGCACGCGACGCACGCGACAACACGATGGGTGCCGAGGACGACCGGCCGTCGTGGCGTGAGGCCGCGGCGGATGATCCGCATGTTGTGAGGGATGCGGAGCGCGCCTGCCATTCGGGTGTGTTCGTTGGCGGCTGGGAGTTGACGCATGCAGCGGCCCGCCGATGGGCTGACCGGAACGCGACGGGAGGCGACGATGCCTGATGTCTACATCGTCGTGCGTGGCCGACGCGTCGGCCACGCGTGGGTCGAGTCAACGATCTTCAACGACGCGTGGATTTCGCATGGTGACGCGGACGGGGTAGGCACGGTCACCGAGATCCGTGTGCAACGACTGGTGCTCCGTCCCGACTTGGGGCTGGCGCCGCATGAGGACCCGCGGCCATGATCCCGAACCGCGACTACGGTCAGCCGCCGCCCGGCGGCATGGTGTACACGCCCGAGCAGACCGCGGACTTTGCTGCGGCAGCGAAGGCGCGCGAGATGGCCGCGGTGCTAGGCCGGTATGCGTCCAACCGCGAGTTCGCGGGCCGGGGGGAAGTGGAGGCGCCTCGTTCTGCTGCGGTCGCCCGTGCTGACGCTCGCGCGGCCCTCCATCTGCATCCCGAGCTACTCGCGATCCTCGAAGGCGGCGGGGTGGAGTAGATGGCTACGTGCGCTGGATGCCCGGCCGAACTGCCGCCAGACAAGATCAACCCGCTGACCGGTGTCGTTGCCAACCCACGTAAGTGGCATTCCGAGGCATGCCGGCGCCGCACGTTGTACGCCGGGCGATGCATCGCCTGCGGTAAGCCGACGGACGGCAGCAATGGGCGCGGCTTACGACGCGGGGCTTGTCATCGCGGCCCTCTTCCCTGAAGGCGAGGCGACCGATGGCGAGTGACCCGGAGGACCGCTGGACCTGCGTCGATCACGGCATCGCCGACTGCGAGGACTGTGGCCAGTGGCACGACGCGGCCAAGGCGGCCTCAAGCGACTACGAATGCCATATCTCGGCCCTTACGGCCGAGCGAGACGCGGCCTCGGCGCGCGAGGACAGCTATCGCGGGGAAACGGATGTGTTGCGCGTGCGTCTCGACAAGGCCCGTGACGAGGCGCGTGTCGCCGAGGCCGATCGAGACGCGCTACGAGCCGACCTGGACGCGGCGCGCGAGGCGATCGCCGCCATCGATCCCGTGAGCGCCGCGGTGTTCCTGGCGCTGCGGGCGCAACGCGACACGGCGCAAGGGCAGGTCACCACCCTGCTTGAGGCCATCGCGGCCACCCAAAACGGCCATGCAGATACCGCAGCGTACGCGCGAGCGCTGGGCAACCTGCGAGCTGTCGCGGCAGAGATCCGAGAGGTCATCGATCTGTGCGGTATGGCGGCGGAGGTTGAGTGCTGCTGCTCTAGCGATCGTTGCGACGATCTGCCGCGCGAGGCTGTAAGGTTCGCCGCGTGCAAGCACGCGCGGCAGTCAACAGGTCCATCCGCGGCTGATGGCAGCCCCGATGAAACGGCCCACGCCGCCCGCGCGCATGGTCGCGCTGCTGGCGAAGGAGAAGGCGGAGATCCTCACATCGGGCTGCAAGCCGACGGTCACGGACTTCTACGAGGCGTGGGAGCGCTGTTGGGAGATCATCGTCCTTGAGCACGGCTGGGCTCATGCCACGCGGCTGAGGCGGTCGATGCGTCAGGCACAGGACGAAACCAAGGAGGAGTGCTGCGCGGCGTTCCTCGGCGCACCGACGCCGTTCTCGTTCGCCGCGGGCCGGCTGGCGGGCGCGGCCAGCGGCATGTGCCTGGAGCTCGAACCCGAGCAACTCGGCAAAGCCCTACTCGCGGCCTTCGCGTACGTCGAGCTCGACCCCGACGACGAGGCGCTGTCGATCCGGTCGTCCGACGCGGCTTACGACTTCGTGACCAACCGATCGGAGATCGCAGCATGAGCAAGCCGAAGCTCGCGGCCGTACCGCGAGAGCAGGAGTGGCTGAACCCGGCAGAACGCGACGAACTCCGGGCGCTCGAGTCCGCTATCGAACGCGGGCTCAAGACATTCATGGAGACAGGCGAGGCGCTCGCACGAGTCCGCGATCGTCGCCTCTACCGCGAGGGTCATGAAACCTTCGAGCAGTATTGCCAGGCGCGCTGGGGCTTCCGCCGGGAAGCGGCCGACCGGTATGTGCGGGCCGCGGCGGTCGTGCCGGTCCTCAATCCAACTGGATTGGCCCCACCGTCGACTGAGAGCGTGGCGCGTGAGCTCGCGCCGCTGCTGCCCGAGCCCGACAAGATGCGCGCTGTCTGGGTGGCCGTCGGACCGGACGCAACGGCAGCGCAGGTTCGTGCCGAGGTCAAGCGGCTAACCGCGCCGACGGTCGCGGACGAGCTGCCGGCCGAACCGCCGCGGCACCCGGGCGACGACATCCGGTTCTCTCGCATCGAGAACGCGGCTGACAGCCTCGTCACGCTGCCGGCACTCGACAAGCTCATCTGGCCGGTCGAGCCGGGGGACGTCCGGCGGATGGATCTGGCGTTCGCGTTCTTGACGGAGTGGCTGCCGGCGGCGAAGGCGGCCTGGAAGGCGCACAAGGCGCTGTTGGCGAAGGCGGCGCGTCAGGAGCGCGACGCCAAGCGCGGGCTGAGGGCCGCGTGATGGGGAAGGCGGGGAACACCGTCACGTTCGGGAAGCCGCGCGCAGTCGAGGCGATATGGGGGCCGCGGCCATGATGGTCAACCCTCCAATTCAGCTGGAGCCCGGCTACTTCGAGTTTCGCGTGAACTGGGACGCCGCGGACCTGATGCAGATGACCGGCGCGCAGTTGGACAGGCTGCATGAGGCGGTCGGGGCGTTCGTCGTCATCGCGGCTGAGGTAGGCGACGGCTACGACAAGGCGGCGATGCTGAAAGCGGCAGAAGAGGGGCCTAACCTTGTGCCGCGTCGCCACGCGGTCATGGAAAACGTGGTCGTGGTCGGCGACACGGGCTAGTCAGGCCATGGGCGAGCCATCGGACGCGGCAAGCCATGCGCCGGTCCCCGGCAAGTGCAACGCGCGCAAGAAAGCCAGCCGCGGCGGCGGCCTCTGCGGAGCGCCTGCCGGGCGCGGCACGGACCACCCAGGGATTGGGGCATGTTCGGCTCACCTGGGCAACGTGGCGAACCACAGGACTGCCGCGGATCGCGAGCAGGCCCGGCAAGCCTGTGCGCTCTTCGGCCTCGCGACGAGCGCGGCGATCGATCCGGCGGAAGCGCTGCTTGGCGAGGTCACTCGCACGCACATGGCGATCTTGTACTACGAGGCCGAGATCGCGCTGTTGCCCGAGGATGAGCAGGGCCGCTTCCGTTTGTACCGCCAGACGCGGCATGCGTCGGGCGAGAAGACGGGGGAGGCGAAGCCGCATGTTCTCGTGGTGTTGTGGATGGCGGAGCGCAAGCATCTCGCGGAGGTGACGTCGAAGGCGTTGAGTGCGGGGGTGGCGCAGCGGACATTGGAGTTGCAGGAGGGGATCGCGCGGCAGGTGTCGTCGATTTTGGCGCGGCAGGCTCGGTTGCTTGGGCATGACCCGGATTCTGCTGCGGTGCGGTTGGCGTCGCGGCAGGCGTTGGAGCTTGAGGCGGGGGACGGAAGAGCCGCGGCGTAGAACCTTCGCTCTAGGGCGCGCGAAGGATCAGCCTGGCGTTACCGCGTAGCGCTTGCGGACACCCTCGCTTGTCCGCCCAAGCGCCACCGCGATCATGTGCCACGACCGCCCGGCCTCACGCGCCTGTGCCACCAGCACCGGCTCGCGCGCGTCCTGCCGATCACGGTCTGCGGCGAGCGCGGCGAGCTCGTCAAGGGGATCGGTGGCGGCCTGCATCGTGTCGCGGATGTGCCGGCACGTCCCGGTCGCCTCGCACGTGCAAGTCGCGTTCTCGCCGGCGATGGTCACGAGGTGCATGTGCCCGGGCCGCGAGCGGGATTGTGCGACGTAGACTTGTGCGCCGTGCAGGCGTTGGATTGGTGCGTTGATGTCGAGCAGCGTCATCGCTCGCTCTCTCTGCGCGCCTGGCTGTCGGCGACGAAATCTTCCCAGCCGGCTGGCGGCGCGATCTCGCCCTTCAGCACTCGGACACCGTCGCTGGTGCTGCCGCATGCCTTGATGAACGTGCCGTAGCGCTCGATCACATCGTCCAGAGCCAGCTGGATGTAGTAGGTGATGCCCTTCCCAGTAGATTCCATGCACCTATTCTAGTTGGCAACTGCGTGCGGGTCAAGGCTGTAACTGGCCTCGGCTGCCGGTCGACCGTGGTATAACACGATGTATGCCAATCGAACTCACGAGCGAGCAAGCCGCGGCGATCGGCAATGTGCTCGAAACGGCGGACAACTACTGCTGTGTCTGCGCGGCGAACCTCGCGGCGGAGATGGCCGCGATCTGTCCGGGCCACGACTGGCTTGTCCTCGTCGGCGGGGAGCATGACGACGACGGGCCGCTTGTCGATCTGGCCTCGGGTGGCCGCGTGGTCTACGGGGCGCCGGATGGCGCGTAAGCAACTCGGGATGGTCGACGACGACCTGCTCGCCCGGGTCGATGCGTGCGCGCTCACGCTCGGGCAGACGCGGCGCGTGTTCACGGAGCGGGCGTTGGAGGCGTGGCTGAAGGATTCGGAGGGCGATCCTGCCGCGGTCATGGAGCGCCGGATCCTCGCGGCCCGTGCCGCCCGCGAGACTGCGGCGATGGCCCGTCAGCGCAAACTCAACGAGGCGAAGCGAGGGAAGACATGAGTGCCTTGCCGGCCACGAAGCCGATCCCGAAGGGGAAGCGATGAGCCGCGCCGCGCAGGTCTGGACGCGCTTCAACCCGCCGCGCGAGCCGATGCAGATGGCGGCTGTTGCGCCGCAAGACTTCGCGTGGTTCGCGTTCGCAGCTGACGAGCAGGTCCAGGCGGTCGAGGTCCGCGACGAAGGTGAGCGGCACGTCACGGTCACGCACGCGGCAGGCGACTGCATCGGCGCGGCTGGAATGCTGCGCCATCGCCTCCTCCAGTGGCACAACACCGACTACGGCCTGACGGACGAGCAGCTGGTTGCCTGCGCGGCCGAAGCGCGCGCCTACGTCGGCGGCAGACGGCTGAGTTGGACGACGATCGCGGCTGACCGTATTCGCGCCGCAGCCGAACCTCCGGCGCGGCCATGACCCTCCCCGCCTGGGCCGCATTGGCGGCCGACTACCGCGACCCACCCGACGACGACGGCAGCGATCGTGAGCTCGCCCTCCGCTGCTCACGCGATCTGCGGGTGTTCATCCGGGAGGCCTGGCCGATCCTCGAGCCCGCCAGGCCGTTCGTTGGGAACTGGCACATCGACTGCGTTGCCGAGCACCTGATGGCGGTCAGCGCGGGGGAGATGCCGCGACTGCTGATCAACCAGCCGCCGAACACGACGAAGAGCGTCACGACGGCCGTGTGCTGGTCGGCGTGGGAGTGGATCGACTCGCCGCACCTGCGCTGGATGTTCGCCTCCTACGCCGAGAAGTTCGCGTTGCGGGACTCACGCAAGCAGCGCGACCTCATCGCCAGCCGCGGCGGCAAGCCCGACGGCCGGCTGTTTCAGCGCCGCGGCTACCAGGGCCTTCTCGCTCTCCTCGGCAAGTCGTGGCAGTTGTCGTCCGACCAGAACGCGAAGGGCCGCTACGACACGACGGCGGGCGGCATGCGGCTCGCTACCGCGATCCGTGGCCAGGCGACGGGCGATCACGCCGACCGCATCGTTGTCGACGACCCGCTGAATCCCGAGCAGGCGTACTCGCAGGTCGACCGCGAGCGCGTGAACCGCTGGTGGGACGGCACGATGAAGAGCCGCTTCATCGACGACAAGGCCACGGCCGTCATCGTCGCCCAGCGCCTTCACGAGAACGACCTGCCCGGCTACCTGCTCGCGCAGGACGCGGGGTGGCATCACCTGTGTCTGCCGGCGGAGTACATCCCAAGCCACCAGTTCACCTACCCAGCGAAGGTGCGGCTGGCGTCTGGCCGGGAGATCGACGGCGACCCGCGCACCGAGCCGGGCGAGCTGCTTGACCCGGTGCGGCTGAGCGAGGCCGCGCTCGCCGAACATCGCGGCAACTCGTTCGTCTTCGCCGGCCAGTTCCAGCAGCAGCCGGCGCCGGAGGGCGGCGGCATGTTCAAGCGCGACTGGTTCGAGCCGCGCTGGCAACCCGGCTTCGACCGCTACCTCGAGCTTGGCTTCGACCGGGTCATCCAGTCGTGGGATATGGCGTTCAAGGACACGAAGGGCTCAGACTTCGTTGTCGGCCAGGTGTGGGGATTCCACGGCGCCGACTGCTACCTGCTCGCGCAGGTCCGTGGTCGCTTCGAGTTCTCCGTCACGCTGCACGTCTTCCGTGCGTTGACAGCGTTCGAGCCGCGCGCGATCGCCAAGCTCGTCGAGGACAAGGCGAACGGGCCGGCGGTCATCAGCGCGCTGCGACACGAGATCCGCGGCATCATCCCGTACACCCCGAAGGACAGCAAGCCGGCGCGCGCTCGCGCCGTGACGCCGCTGTTCGAGGCGCGCAACGTCGTGCTGCCCGCGGCTGACACGATCCCGTGCCCGGAGTTCTACATGGACGAGCGCGGCCGTCGGCACGAGATCCCGCCGACGACGGTCAGCGACTACATCCACGAGTTGGCGGTCTTCGATTCCGGCGCGAATGACGATCAGGTCGACGCGACGTCGCAGGCGCTTGAGTGGGCGAACCCGATGCCGCGTGCACCCGAGCCCGATGAGCCACGGCAGGGTGTGGCTGAGACTCCGATGTCGGGAATCTTGGGCGTGAAGTGGTGATCGCCGTCTACGTGAGTGTGGAGCGTCAGGACGCCGACCTGTTCGCCGCGCAGGCGTACGCGCACTGCGCCCTGCCGTTCGTGCCCGCGCCGGGCGACACGTTCTACATCGACAGCGACAGCGGCGGCATGACGGTCCTTCGCCGCGAATGCACGGCCGGCGACGAGCAGGCGACGATCGTGGTGGACGGCGCGGGATGGTCGCTCGACGAGTTGCGTGACGCCGGGTTCGTGGTCTGAACCGCCGGGCCGCGGCGATGGACTCGCGCGGCTGTCCCGCGCCTAGCGTTCGGCTATGGCCACTGGCTACGAGAGGCATGCGGAGAAGCACGGCCGGTGGCGAGGAAACGACGTGCTGTTCGACCCGCACGCGTCGACCTACGGGCGCTGGCGGCCCAAGCCCGGCATCTCACCGAGCTACGCCGCGCACAAAGCCACGCAGGAGCGCGGCCGTCGATGCCGCGCCGCGCGGGCGGCTGCTGACCTCGCCGCTACCTCTGCGTTGGCCTGGCTCGAACGTCGTGGTGACACCGTGGCGCTGCCGTGACGCGGCTGCGGGAGGTCGGCAAGGGGCTGTTCTACGGCCTCGCTCCGTGGTGGCTGTACGAGCGCGAGTGCCACTACGCCGGCTGGTCGTATCGCGAACATCTCGCTGAGAATCTGCGCCTCGCGTGGCGATGGGCGACGTGGCGCGAGACGAAGGGCGACCGCGAGTTCGCCGCCGAGGCATCCTCGTGACCACCCGCCGGCTCGACCTCGCCGCCGCGGCAGCCAACGTCAAGGCCGCGGCCAGCGGCCCCCTCGACCAGAAGTCAAGCGTCTTCCCCGAACTCACCGGCTTCAGCGGACTGCCAGGGTGGTCGTACTTCATCCCGCAGGAACGCGAACTCTCCGAGGCATGGCGTGGCCGCAAGCGTCTCGAAACGGTCGACGAGATGCTCAACCACTATCAGGTGGCAGCGTGCTGGCAGGCCGTGCGGTTGCCGGTCCACCGGTACGTCATTGAGCTTGCGCCGCGCCGCGCGAACATCGTCGACGCTGACCTCATCGCCTCGGACCTCGATGTCCCGCTGCAAGGCCACGAGGACACATCAGACCGCGATCGTGACGAGGAGGACTTCAGCCAGCGCCGCCACCTCGACCGCGCACTGGACGCCGTCACGATCGGCCACGCGGTGTTCGAGCAGGTCGGCTACATCGACCAGGCCGGCACGTGGCGGCTACGCGATCTCGCGCCGGTGCCGCAGTGGACGCTCGACGACGCGTCGTGGAAGGTAGACAAGCACGGCAAGTTGCTGGAGGTCGTGCAGTATGGCGCGACACCGGAGGTGCGCATCCCGGCCGATCATCTCGCCGTGTTCACGTGGCAGGGGGCACCGGGCGACTTCCGCGGACGGTCGATCCTCAGGCCGTTGACGGCGCCGTGGATGCTGTCGGACCGCGGGATGCGCGTGACGGGGATGGCGATGGAACGCACCGGCATGGGGATCCCGGTCGGCAAGGTCGGGATGGGCGCCGGGGTGCAGGCCAAGCAGGACATGGAACGGCTGCTGCGCAACCTCGCGGCCGGCGAGAACACGAACCTCGTGCTCGAAACGGACGAGGACATTCAGAAATCGATGATGCTGATGGGTGTCACGGGCTCAACCCCGGATCTCGTCGGGATCCTGCGCCACTGGGATGAAGCGATCGCCCGCGCGATGCTCGCGTCGTTGCTGCAACTCGGGTCGACGGAGACGGGTAGCCGCGCGCTCGGCGAGACGTTCGACGACCTGCTGTCGATGTTTCACGACACGGTCGTCACGTGGTACTGCGACGCGATGAACCGGCTCGTGCGGCTGTGGATGATTCGCAACCGTGGGCCGGATGCGCCGCGACCGATGCTTGTGTGGAAGCGCCGCGACGACGAGGGCGTGCCAGCACCCGCTCCCGCCGACACGCCACCCGTTCCCGCCGGCCCCACGCCCGTGGCAGCCAAGCGCCGCCCGATGACCGCCGCGGCCCGCCACGAACGCAAGGCGAAGGCGACACGCACCGCGTTCGCTCAGGCCGCCGGCCGGGACCTTCGCCGCGACCCGACCCCGGCCGAGCTCGCGGCGGGCACCGACTTCTCACGGCTCGAGCGCGAGCACGTCGCGGCGAGAGAAGACCTCGCGGCGGTGTTGCTGCGCGAGCGCGATGACCTCGCCGCGCGCGCGGTCGAGATCATCGCCGCGATGCCGACCGTCGACCCGCTCACGTTGGGTGCTGTTCTCGGCCCGCAGCTCGCCGGTCACGCGGCCGGGATGGACACTGGTCCGCTCGTCACGCTGCTCGAAGCATCGGCCGCGCAAGGCCAGGCGCAGGTGGTCGCGGAGGCGGCCACGCAGGGCGTCACGATCACGCCCGACGTCGACTACGCGGCGCGCGCGGCCGTCGAGGCGAACGAGCTTCAGCGCCGCATGGCGGTGCAGGTGACGGAGGCGTGTGCGGCGGCGGCGAAGACGATCGTTCCTGCCGCGCCGGCGGTGCGGGCTCGCCGCGGCTTCATGTCGAAGCTTCGCCCGCCCGCGCGGCTGGCAACGATCGAGGCGGGCACGATCGAGGACTTTCTGTCGTCGCTGTCCCCCGCCGCGGCCGAACAGGCTGCGGCGGGAGCGACATCGAGGGCGAACGGTGGCGGACGGTTCGGCGCGATCGCGTCCGCGCCGACGCAAGCTGTCTACGCAAGCGAACTGCTTGACGAGAACACGTGCGTCGCTCCCGACGCACTCGTGATGACGGCTGAAGGCGAGAAGCCGGCTGCCGAGATCACGCTACGGGATCGCCTCCTCACGCACGCAGGGCGGTACATCGCACCATCGGCCATCGTGCCGTCAGATGCGAAGGGTGAGCTGGTCCGGGTGCTGGTAGGGGGTCGCACGCTTCGGGCGACGCCCGACCACCGCGTGCTTGTCGTCCGGGGGAATAGCCTCGCCTGGCGCGAGGCGGGCGAACTGCTCGTGGGCGATCTCATGGTCAGCGAGGCGACTGCGCAGACGGGCAGCGAACCCATCAGCCATGATGTCCGACTCGGGGATGCGCCACACGGTGAGCCCCCGCGACTCAAGGTCGGCGGTTTTGCGCCGGTCAGCATCGGGCCGCAGCGAGTGCCAGTAGGTGCCGTCCGCTTCGATGACGACCGCGCCGAGGAGGAAGTCCACGACCCACGGCCCGACCTGGGCCTGGGCGGTGTGGCGCAGGCGCGCCACTTCAAGGATCTCGCGGACGACGCGCTCGATACTCGTCTCGGCATCGCTGGCGACGTAGCATCGTCGCGAGCAGTACCGCTTGCGCGACTCGGCGGACGGCACTATGCGGATGGTCTTCCCGCAGTGCTGACAGTCGATAAGGACCGGCGGCCTACGGCAGGCTTCGCAGCAGTGACGGCGCGGCGTCTTCCGCCCGTGGCGGAAGGGGGCCCCGCATCGCTCGCAGGTTGCGTCGCGTCCACGGTGGGCGTTCGAGCAGGCGCGGGTGCAGTAGTTGTAGCGAGGCGCGTTGGACGCGGGGATGTCGAAGTTCGTTCCGCATCCGACGCATGTCTTCGTCACGCGGTGGCGTGGGCGGCCCGGGTAACTCGCGTGGTCCTTAGAGCGACAGGCGTGCGAGCAGTACTTGGCCCTACGTCGTTGTCTGCCAGTGATCTCGGCGCCGCATCGCTTACAGATCGGCGTGGGCCGATGAGCGTTCCGGCTTGTCCACCGTGCGACCGCGGCACAAGATCTACAGCGCTGACCGGTGACGACGGGCTTGCCGCAGTCCATACACGTCTTGTCCATAAGAAGATGGTACTAATGCGCGTGGACGCGACGACGGTCACGCGATACGTGGGTCGCGTCTTCGACTTCACGATCCCCGGCGATCACACGTTCTTCGCGGAAGGTGTCCTTGTGCACAACTGCGGCCCGTGCGCGGATGTCGACGGCCGCGAGTACGAGTCGATCGAGGACGCGATGCTGGACTATCCGAGCCTCGGCGGGTTCTTCGACTGCGAGGGCGGCGAGCGTTGTCGCGGGACGGCGGTTGCCGTGTTCGAGGGCGAGGTCTAGTCCAGGTCTAGACCGGGCCGCCGCCGTACCGTTCGTGCGCGGCTTGCTTGCTGATTCGAAGGGCCGCGCCGACCTGCGCCCATGACGCGCCTTGCGCACGGGCTTCGGCGACGAGTCGCGCCGCGCGAGCTTCTACGGCCTCGCGCTCGCCGGGGATCGCCATGAGTTCGGCGAGCGGGGAGGGCGCCGGGTCTGAGGCCGCCGTCACGATCGTCGGCCGCTCTCTCAACTTCTCGAATGTCTGTGAGGCAACGACCATCGGCGTGGGCACCGTTTCGGCGTTGTCCACCAGGCAAACCGATGGCGAGTCGAAGACCCGGCCGCAACCCGGACAGACGTGCAAGATCACCGGCTCAGGCATGACGAGCGACCCCCCTTTACCACAGGCCGGGCGCCCGGTAGGTCGCCCGTACGCATGCTTGACACTGGCGCAGTCGATCGGAAGGCCGTGGCTGATCGTGCGGCGGTAGCTCGACGTTGCCCGGCGTTAGTTCGGAGGTGTCGGTCTGTGGTGCTTGCCAGCCCTGCCATGGCTCGCCGCATGCCGTGTTGTTGCCGTCAGCTATGTGTGCGACGTAATCGCTCACGCTGCGTGCGCTACGCCGTGGTTCGCGCCGCCGCACGAGCAGTCGCAGGCGGGGCCGGTGGCGGTCGTGCAGCGCGCGTCGCACTTGTGGTCCGGGACGAGGCGACCCTTGACGGACGCCAGACGGTAGACGCCGTGCTCCGGGCAGCGTGCGGAGACTGCAACCCCGTTGAGGATGAACGGGAGGGCGGCGTCGTACGTGGCGCCGGCCGCGGTCAGGAGAGCGTTGTCGCCGTCGCGGCGGTAGGAGGAGTCAAGATCCTGCACGTCGGCGCCGAGGACGTAGGTCGCGTGCTTGCAGCCCTTCGTCTTGCACTTGCCGAGGTAAGCGGTGGAGTTCATGCGTCAAGACTACCTGACGCCGCGCGGTGTGTCAAGACATCCTGACGCGCCGTCGCTCCGCTCGACGATGGACTCGCGGCCCTGACCCACACCTAGCGTTGGCCGGGTGAAGCAGCCCAGCATCCTCGACGCTTTCAAGCCCGGCCCGACGTGCATCGGTCACTGCGTCGACGGCCACGTCTGCGAAGAGCACCCGGACATGCCGTGGCCGCACACGGCGTGCGACGCGGCGGGGATGCCTTGCCCAGACTCGGATTGCCGCGGCGATGCCTGAGCCCGCCTTTTTGAGCGGCGATCAGGTGCCCGACTACCTGCGCGGCGTCGAGCTCATGACGGCCGGGATGGAGTGGCCTGCGATGAGCGGCCCGACCACTGTCACGATGGCGCACCTTGCCGATGCGGTCGAGGCGGCCAACAACGACCCGCACGTCCAGCTGCCGCGGATCAAGCTCGGCCACACGTCGCCGCTCAACGGCGACCATCCGGACTTCGACCCGTTTGCGGCCATCGGTGACGCGGAGCCGAGCTTCGGCCAGTTCACGAACCTGCGCCTTGAGAATGACGGCGCGGTGCTCGTCGGCGACGCGACGAACGTCCCGGCATGGCTCGCCGCGATGGCGCCGTCCGCCTACCCGAACCGTTCGGCGGAGGCACCGTGGCAGGTCGAGTCGCCGCTCACCGATGTGCAAACGCCCGGAGGCAAGCGGTACTCAATGTGCATCAGCGCGGTGAGCTTTCTCGGCGTCGTGCTTCCCGCCATCTCAGACCTTGAGGACCTCGAAACTCTCGTGACTTCCGGCCCCGCCGCACTCGCCTCGAAGACCGCGGCACCCGCCGCCGCGGGCGATGCGCCGCCCTCGGCCATGAGCATCAGCGAGGACGAGATCCGGCAGCGCTTCAACTGGGACTGGGCGATGGACCCCGAGAACGAGGTTGACGCCTATTGGTGGTGGTGCCGCGAGGTCCGCGTCACCGAGGGCGAGGTCATCGCCGACGACGACGAGGGCCACCTGTTCGAGGTGCCGTTCACCGAGGCCGATGGTGTCGTGACGTTCGGCGAGCCCGCGCAGGTCCGCAAGACGTACATCCCGGTCGCCGCGTCCACGACGCAGGTCGCGTGTTTCGCGCGGCCATCCAAGCCTCAGCGGCCACCGGCCGCCGCAACCTCACCACTCGCCGCGATCGTGCGGCCCGACCCCGAAGGGGGAACCATGGACGAGAACGTCCGCCAGTTCCTTGAGGGCCAGGGGCACGACCCCGCCACGGCCACCGAGGCGCAGATCAAGGCCGCGGAGGAGTTCATCGCCGCGTTCCCCGCCGCACCCGCCGAGCCGCCGGCCGACGAGCCGGAGGAGATCCCGACGGGCGAGGCAGCGGACGACGAGCCGGCCGGCGAGGCCGAAGCGGAGCCCGGGGCCGAGCGTGTCCCGGTCGCTGCGGCCCGCCAGGTCCCGGACGGCATGAGCCTCATCGACAGCGCGACGCTTGCCGATTTGAAGGCCGGCGCCGCCGCGGGCACCCAGCTCGCTCGCGAGAAGGCGACCGACACGCGCGACCGGATCCTTTCCGCCGCCCGCGACGAGGGACGCTTCCCGCCGGCACGGCTGGCGCACTACCGCACGATGTACGACGCGGACCCGGAGGGCACCACGGTGCTGCTCACCGCCGACGAGGACAAGGGCGGCCTCGCGAAGGGAACCGTGCCGCTCGCCGCGCGCGCAGAGGTCACCGCGCAGGACGCCACCGGCGTCAAGTACGGCGAGGACGGCCTGCTCGCTCCGAACCTGTCCCTGCTCACCCCGTCCAAGCGCGCCGAGCTTCTCGCTCGCCGCGCCATCTAGGAGATCGCCATGCCAGCTCGTGATCCGATCTACGATCCCGGCCACGCGATCTCCGGCCGCGCGACCGGCGCGGCCGTCACCGCGTTTCGCTTCGTCATGGTCGCCGCGACGAAGCCCGACGGTGAGCCGACGCCGATCAAGCACGCGCTCGCGGCCAAGTGGCCGATCGGCGTCGTCGCGGACGCCGGAGTGCAGGACGGACCGCCGATCCCGGTGTACGGTACCGGCTTCGTCTGCACCGTCCTCGCGGGCGGCACCGGCGTCACCGCCGGCGAGGCGGTCGAGGTGCTCGACACGGGCACCATTCAGGACTTGGCGTCCGGCCACAAGGTCGGCGTCGCCATCTCAACCGCGGCAGCGGCGGCCTACGCCCTTGTCCGCGTCTCGATCTAGGAGGGGCTGAGTCATGCCAACCACAGTCGGCAGCGTCCCCGTCGGGACGCAGACCACCGCCACGGGCGACACCATCTCGGTGTCGTACCTGCGCGAAAACCCGCTCGTGCTCGCCGGCCGGCTCGGCGAGGTCATGGAGCTTGAGTACTTCGTCGACCTGATCCTGCCGAACGTCGGCACGCCGAAGAGCGGCGTGATCGTCTACCGCGAGGCCGACCCGACGCGGATGACGCTCAACCGCTCGGCGGAGGAACTCGCGCCGGACGCCGAGGTCCCGCTCGCTGGGATCGTCGAGGGTGACCTGAAGTACGCCATCGCGAAGACCGACGGCCTCGGTATGGTCATCACCGACGACGAGGCCGACGAGAACCAGCTGTTCGTCGTGGAGGACAAGGAACTCGCGCTCGCGAACAGCATGTCGGACCGCTTCAACTCGCGCGGCGTCACGGTCATCAAGGCCGCGATCACGGCGAACTCGCGGACGTTCGATGTCGGCGCGGGCGACTGGTCGGCGCTCGTCACGGACGGTGCGAACCCGGATCCGCTGTCGCTGTGGCCGCACGCGCAGATCGCGCAGATTCGCGCGCAGCAGACGGTCGACCGGATCCCGTGGCGTTTCAACGGGATGCTCGCGCACCCGATGGAGATCTGGCGGCTGTCGACGATCTACCTCAAGAACGCGGGTGTCGGCGGCGAGGCCCCGGTCCCCTCCGCGGCGGTCCTCAACGCGCTCGCCGGGAAGCTCGGCCTGGACCTCATCGTCGAGGACAACACGGGCGGCATCGAGCGCGGCAAGCCGATCCTGTTCAGTCGCGGCCACGTCGGCGGGACGGGCTGGCAGAAGCCGATCAACGTCGAGAAGATCCCGGAGCGCGGACGGCGCCGCACCCGCTTCGATGCGGTTGGCAAGGCCGTGTACTTCGTGAACAACCCGTACGGCCTCCTGCAGCTCGAAGGCACTGCCGATCAGGATCTCGCGTGATCGCGTGAGCCCGCTCATCGAGATCACGGCGGTCGGGGCGCTCATCACGCCGGAGGGATCCGACCGGCCGCGCAACAGGTCGCGCGGCGATCAGGTGGCGGTGTCCGAGAAGGATGCCGCCCGCCTGGTCGGTCGTGGTACGGCGATCATCGTCGACGCGCCGGCACGGGCGCCGGGCGAGTTCGACCCGGAGGCGCCGCTGCCCGACCTGCGGAAGTTCGCGGCCGACCACGACCCGCCGATCGAGCTGCGCGACGCTCGCAGCAAGGCCATGGTCATCGAGGACATCGAGGCCGCGTTGACCGACCCCGAGAGCGAGGCACCCGATGGCTGACCTGATCTGGCGCAACCTGCTGCGCAACGTCGCGGGCGCCATTCGCATGAACGCCGACCCCGCTGGCGTGGCGTCCACGGTGCACGCGAGCGCGTCGGATCCGTTCACGCGCGGCCTGAAGCGCGACTCGACGGGCCGCCTGCTCGTCGCCCTGGAGGGATGGTCGCCGGGCGGTGCTGTCGTGGCGGTCGAGAAGTCGTTCACGGAGACGACGGGCGCCGGGACGACCTACACGGCCACCGTGCCCCTGCCAGCGGGTGCGACGCTGTTGGATGTCATCGTCAACGGCGTGGCACTCTGGACGGCCGGCACGTCGGCCACCATGATCGTCGGCGACGGCACGGACCCCGACGGCTACTACACCGCGGTGGACCTGAAAGCCACGGATCTGCTGGCCGGGGAGTCGCTGTCGTTCGCGCTCGCGGGCGGCAAGGCCGGCGCGTACATCGCGAGCTCGCAGGTGTCGCCACGGTACTCGGCTGCGGCACGCGACATCATCGGCGTCGTCACGCGCGCCGGGACCGTCGGCACCGCTGGCCGTACGCGGATGACGGTCGTCTACTCGGCGCCGGTGGTTGCCGAGGTCGGCGCGGCCGCGAAGGCCTAAGGGCCGGACGTGGCCAACACGTTTGGGTATGCCGCCGGGACTGCCGTGGGCACGGTCGATGTACCAGCGAACGCGCGGCTCCGGACGGTGTCGGTAGTCGCGGCCGGCTCCGCGGCCACGCTCACGATCGCCGGGGGCGCGCCGATCACGGTGCCGGCGGGCCAGTCGTTCACGGATCAGATCGTTGGTGATGTGCCGTCGGGCGCGGATGTCGTGATCGGCGGCACCCCGGCTTCCTACTTCGTGTCGTGGATGACCTGATGGGGTTCGGACCCGCAGCGGGAGCAACCGGTGCAACCGGCGCCACTGGTGCTGCGGGAGCCACTGGAGCCGCAGGCGCTACTGGCGCCACCGGGGCAACGGGTCCAGCGGGTGGCGCCGCGCTGTTCACGCACTTCGCGAGCGCAGGGAACACGGGCACCGCGGAAACGGATCTCTACTCGGACACTGTGGCCGGCGGGACGCTTGCCGCGAACGGCGACGTCATCACCGCGCGGGTCGCGGGCGTTCTCGTGTCGTCCGGGACAGCGACACGCCAGCTGCGCGCGTACTACGCCGGGCAGGTCATCTTCGATTCGGGTGCGTTGTCGGTGTCGACGGCAAGCGACTGGCTCATGGATGTGCAGATCATCCGTGTGTCCGCGTCGGTCGTCAGGTTCGCCGTCGCGCTGACGTTGACGGGCGCGTCCCTGGGCGCGTACGCGAACGTGGACGAGTTGTCGGGGTTGACGCTGAGCGCGTCGGCGGTGCTGAAGACGACGGGTCAGGCGGCGGGTGTGGGCGCGGCATCGGATGATGTTGTCGCGATGTTCGCGACGGTCAGGAAGGCTTGAGCATGGCGTTGGAGGCTCGGCTTAGGCGGGCCGCGGCGTGACCGCGGTATCGCAGCGCCCGGCCAGCCTGATCACGTTCGAGCCGGGCGGATCGATCGCGGCCACGAACGTCCGCGACGCCATCCTCGAGGCCGCGTCCGAGGCAGCAGGCAACGCGCAGGAAGTGCAGGACGCACTAGACGCACTGACCGCGCTTGTCGCGACGGACAGCGAACTTGCTGCCGCGGTCGCGACACTGACGGCGAGCATCGCGGCGAAGCAGGACGCGGCTACAGCAGCGACCGATGCGGAGCTTGCGAGTGCCGTGTCGACGCTGAACGCAGCGATGGCAACGGACTCCGAGCTCGCGTCGGCCGTGGCGTCGTTGACCACGAGCATTGGCCTCAAGCAGGACGCGCTCACAGCCGCGACGGATGCCGAGCTAGCCGCGGCGGTGGCGGCGATCAACGCCGTTGGGGCGACAGACGCTGAAGTGGCGGCTGCGGTTGCCGCGCACACGGGCGCATCGAGCGGCGCGCATGCGGCGTCGGCGGTGTCGGTCGCGGGGTTGACCAGTCTGACCGGAGGAACCGTGCAGGCGGTCCTAGCCAACGTGGACACGCGGCTCCCAGCGGCGGAAAGCAATAGCGCGACGGCGGCTCAGAAAGCTGCCAATCTGAACGACCTCGCGAGCGCTGCGACGGCTCGCACGAACCTCGGGCTCGGCACGGCGGCGCAGCAGGCGCTCGACACCGATGCGACGATGGCGGCGGACTCCGACACCCGCGTCCCGAGTCAGAAGGCGGCACGCGCATACGTGCTTGCCAACGCGGGCGCGACTCCAGCGGCCACCACGGCGGTGCTGGGCAAGGTCAAGCTCGGTTCGCCTCCGCGCGATCCCGCCAACCCGGTCATCGCGATCCCGCGCACCACGGCCGACCGTTGGGTTCCGCGCCGCCGCATCCGATCGAACTTCACGGGCGACGCCACGAAGGCGATCACGGGCGTAGCAGCTACCGGCGTGTTCTCAGCCGCAGCGCACGGCTACGTGGACGGTGACCTGCTCGTGTTCGCTCTGACGACGGGCGGCTCAGGTCTGACCGCCGGGCTGCCGTACTACGTCGCTGGCAGCACGGAGCGCACGACAGCGATCGCTGGTACCAACAACGATTTGATCTTCACGTCACGCATCCAAGGCGGCTCAGACATCACGATTCGCTACGTCGTCGCGGGCACGTTGACGCCCTTGACGATCACCGTGGCGGGCAAGGCAATCACGGTCAATGTCGCAACGGACGCCGGAGGCGCCGCTACCTCGACGGCCGCGCAGGTCACGACGGCGGTCAACGCCGACGCTGTCGCGTCGCTGCTCGTGTCCGCGGCGAACGCCGCCGCGAACGACGGGACGGGCGTGGTCGCAGCGATGACCGCGATTGCGCTGTCGACGGCGGGCGGCACGTTCACGGTCGCCGCACGGCCGGGAGGACCGGCGGTCGTCTTCACGTCGGATCTCACGGCAGGGACCGCGGCTCGCAAGCGCGATGGCTATCTCTTCAACTTCGAGAACATGATCTACACGACGTCGGCCTCTCGCCCCGCGCTGAGAGCAGCCGACGGCGGAACCGCCACCCCGGCGTCGCTGTTCACGAAGCAGGCTGACTTTCGCGACTGGGAGATCCGGCTGCGCTACCGCCCGGCGAACGGCACGACGACCGGCACGACGGACTACGGCCCCGGCCTGTACGGCGGCTACGAGGACCTCAACAACTGCTGGCAGGCGACGCAATATCACGCCTCTGGGAACCCAGTAATAACGATGGGCGCGACTGTCGCGGGGACGCTCTCAAGCACCAACCCGCCCACGGATGTCTCGCCTCGCGCGACCACCGTAGATCGCATCGTGCGGCTCAGGAAGGTCGGCGACTGGATCGCGGTGAAGGACTGGCGCGTCGACCAGGCCGAGCCCGACTGGCAGCGCGAGCTGCGTATCCGCCCGCCGATCGGAGGCGTGAGTCCGAACACGACGACCGACAACCCCGAGCGCGGCGCGTGTGGGATCAGGGATGTCTTCTGTGGGGCGTACTTCTTGGAGTTCGCCGCCACCGAGCTTGTGCGCGAGAACGTGAACATGCTGCACAACGGCGATCTCGCGAGGATCGACTGCGGCCACACGGCCGACGTTCCCAAGGTCGTGACCGGCGTTGGCGCAACCGGCATCTTCACGGTCGCCAGCCACGGCTACTCAGCGGACGATCTCGTGGTCTTCGCAGGCATGGCAAGCCGCGTCAACGACTACGGCATCGTCCCGTACCGCAGCTACTTCGTCGTCGCGGCCAACCTCGCCACGAACACCTTCAGTGTCTCTACCACGCGCGGCGGTGCTGTCCTGACGTTCACGCCAGACCTCGCGGTCGGCTACGTCATCCGCAACCCGGTCCCTGCCCTCTGGACTCGTCCGACGGCGGCGCTGCTCAGCGGCAACCGACTGGAGATCGAGCACGTCGCCGGGCCGGACGGGTCTGTGCGCCCTGCGTTGTCGATGGTCTGCGTGACGCCGAACGATCCGAACCTGTCCTGGTTTCAGTGCGTATGGAACCCGCTCGCGTCCGGTGCGGGCGGCACGAACCAGCGGATGGACCCGCACCCGCAATCGCTTCCGGCGCGGCGCTTGGAGTTCTCCTGCTGGACGAAGGGTGCGAACACGGCTATCCAGACGAACGGGCTCGGCGCGACGTTCGACATCTACATGTACGACGCCTACGTGCTGTCGAACAAGATGGAGCGCCAGACCTACCACCCCGGCCTGCAACCGTCGACCGCCGTGGACGCCGCCGACCCGGCGTCTTACGACGGCGCGCAGACGGTCGGCTCATGGGGCTGGACGTGGATCAGGTCGGAGATCGAGATCCCGCAGTTCGAGGCGCTGCACCAGATGCGCGCGCAGATTCTCTACCACGAGGCCACGGACACGGGCAACGTCTACGTCATGGATCCGTGCCTGCGGCCCATCGGGTGACCGCGATCGAGACTGTCGCTTTGCGTCGAGGGAAGGAATCCGTGCCGGGCTGAGCGAGTAGGCTCCCGCGCCCATAGAACGCCCCCGCGCGATTGGCGTCGCCGGGGGCCGGCACAAGGAGCCCTACTCCTCATGCTCGACCAACGTACCGCGTTCGCGGTGCCGGACCGCGCTGTCCTCGATGTCTGCGGCCGCCGCCGCTCCCCCGCGACGTTCCCCGAGTTTCACCGGGGCCGCAAGCCGAAGAACGCCGGGCAGAAGGTGGCTCGCGTGTCCTGCGTCCGGTGGCCCTGGAACAATGTGATGCATGACCGAACCTCTCGACGCGTTAGGCCGTAAGCGGCGCCGCACAACTCCATGGCAGGAGCGCTTCTGGCGCTTCGTCACACCGGGCGCTCCCGACGCATGCTGGGAGTGGAACGGCAGCCGAAACGAGCACGGCTACGGCAAGCTGAACGGCGGCAGCGGGCGCATCCTCAAGGCGTCGCGCGCCTCATACGAGCTGCACTACGGGGTCGACCCCGGCGACCAGGACGTGTTGCACACTTGCGACAACCCGCCGTGCGTGAACCCCGCGCACCTGTTCCTAGGCGACGCGGCGGCGAACGCTCAGGACATGGCGCGCAAGGGACGCGCACCGGCCCAGAATGGCCAAAGCCTGCTCATCGAACGCATCACCGACGCGCAGGTCCGCGAGTTGCGCGAGCGGGCGGCGACGGGCGAGGCGTACGCGGCGCTAGCGGCCGCCTACGGGATCAAGCCTGAATACGCCGGGATGCTCGCCAACGGGTATGCGCGTCCAGGAGCCGGTGGACCAGCCACACGCCGCGTTGGCGGTGGCCCACCGAAGTTCTCCGACGCGACCATTCGCGAGATCCGCGAACGCGTTGCGGCCGGCGAGCCGCAGAAGAACGTTGCACAACGCTTCGGCATGGGCAGCGGCTTCGTCTCGCTCGTCGTCACGGGCAAGCGACGCGCGGCAGCCGGCGGCCCGATTCGCTCCACGTAGAGGCACGTGAATCTCGCGACGACCGCGATCTACCTCGCATCGCTGAGCAACGCTGAGGTCATCGACGCGATCGGCGGACGGCCAGCGCCGATGGTGCCGGCGCTCTGAAAGCTCTCCGATGCACCTTTCTGCCAGAGCCGCGGCGATGATCGAACACGATGAGCGTTCTCCCCGGCGCCGAGTTCACGGCCGACATCAGCCACTACGAAACGGGTGCCGTCGGCGAGCTTGAGTTCCGCCTCGTTGACTCAGAAGGCGGCGAGGCGCTCGCATGGTCCGCCGCGGCGATCGTGCAGGTCACCGCGGAGGACGACGGCCCCGACTGGATCTACCGCGCCACACGCGCCGCGCCCGCGGCCACCGGCATCTACGTACCGCAGTGGCGGCTAGCCGCCACCCCGGAGGAGGTGTGGGCGGATGATGATCCGATCGTGGTGTCGCTGTTTGCGTTCGAGCCGCCCGTGTGGGCGCCGACGCCGGCGCATGTCGCGGCGATCCTGCGGGCCCGGACGCGGGGCGGCGAGTCGATGGATGCCGCGACCGCGCGCGAGCAGGGCGTGTTCACGACGTCGACGCGGCCAACGTTCGATCAGGTCGTCGAGCTCTGCGGCCTCGCCGCGGCCGAGATGTCCTCCGCGATCGGTGGCCGCACGCCTTGCACCGCCGCATTGGCGCTGTCGGCCACGTCCGCTGCCGCGTACCGGGCCGCGATGCTCGTGGAGATCTCATATTTCCCTGAGCAGACGACGGGCGATCAGACGGCGTTCGCGGCACTCGAGAAGATGTGGGCGGCCACATGGAAGTCGGCGGTCGCGGCGATCCTTGAGCAGTGCCCACTGACCGACGACGAGGGCTCGTCGGACGTGGAGGGTGGCCCGATCGGGTGCGTGCCGGTCGGGCGGACGGCAACAACGTGGTGCGGAAGGTGGTGACCGCGTGAGGGTGGCTATCGATGCGGTCGGCGTTCCCGTCGTCCGCCGGCAACTTCTGCGCATGGCCGACAACGCGGCCGACTGCTCGCCGGTCATGGACGCCATCGGCGACGAGATGCTTGAAGCCAACGCGCGCCGCTTCGACAATGAGGGCGACGGCGAGTGGACGAAGCCAAGCGACGACTGGACGGACTACAAGGCCGCGCACAGCCTGGATGTGCGCGCCGAGCATGCCTCCCTGGATCTCCGCAAGTCGCTGACGGAGCGCGGCGGCGAGAACGTGCTGTATGTCCGGCCTGACGGGCTCGTGCTGGACTCCACGGCGAAGGCAGCGCCGTACGCGAAGAAGCGCCAGGGTGACGCGCTCCTGGCGTACACCGAGGGCGAGAAGCGCCAGTGGGTCCGCCAGGTCCAGGCTTTCGTCATGGCCGAGCGCCGTGATCCTGGCCGCGGCCTACTCGCGAGGTCCGCGTGATGCTGGATCGCGTGCTCGGGCCGCTCGTCGACGACCACTCGATCGAGCAGGCGATCAAGGGTGTCCTGTTGCCCCGCCGCAACCTGATCGGCGTGTGGTCGGATGAGGTCAGCCGCCAGCAGCCCGAGTTCAGCACGGTGCGGATCGAGCGGCCGAAGACGGTCAAGGTCCGATGGTCGATCTCGCGGTTCGCCGAGGACCAACTGCCAGCCCTGCTCGTGCTCAACGGTGGCACTGTCGGCGAGCCGTACCGCGACGGTGAGGGCCGCTACCAGGCGACGTGGAGCATGGTCGTGGCGGGCGTTGCGCAGGGCACCAACGAGGACGTGACGCGCGGCATCGCCTCGCGGATGAGCCGTGCGGCCATGGGCGTCCTCGCGAGCATGCTGCCGAAGGTCGACGACAGGATCGGAACGGTCCGGTGGCAAGGCGCGGAGGACCCGATCGACTACCGCTCGAAGGACGACGTGCGGTCGCGTTGCGCGTTCGGGCAGCGTTTCACGGTCACGGTCGGAGACATCATGTGTGACCTCGTGGGCCTGCCGGTGGACTGGGACGAGACGGATCCGCCGATGGGTGAGCCGCCGCTTGATACCGGGGATCTGGGGACGGTGGCGTCGGCGCGGGTTGAGTCGGCGGTGCCGGTCGACGAGCCGGTCTAGACCGCGTCGGTAGGGTCGCGAAGGTCGGCGACATCGAAGACGACGCGGCCATTGCCGCTGAGGTAGCGCTCCCACGCCGCGTACTGAGCATCGAGGAGCCGGTCCATCGCTGGGCTCGTGTACATCGGCTGCTGTGCGAGCAGGGAATCGACGGTGATCTTCGGCGTGTCGCTCATTCGGCCGCGCCAGTTTCGATCGTCAGGCAGATGTCTTCGGGCGGCACCGGAATGCGGCACGCGATCGTCATGCGCAGGCCGTCAAAGGCGGTCACCACGCCATCCTCCCACGGGCCATCGATCTTGTCGCCGACCACTGGAAGCGGCCGGTCGAGCATGCGAGCGAGGGCCGCGCGGCAGTCGGCTTCGATCTTGGCCGCGATCTGTACGGGGCAGCCGACGAGGTGTTCGGCGCCTGGAGCGATCCACTCGGCGCAGGTACAGTCGCCGGCGCTCATGGCTCGCGCCGCGCGGCCTCGGCCGTCATGCGTTCGGCGGCGCGCGAGGCAGTCTCAAGGTCGATGGTGGCCTCGCCGGTTCGTGCGTCCACGGCGACGACCGATCCAATGGTCACGCCGTCGATGTCGCTCGGCAGGCTGAAGCCCGTGAGGGTGATGGTGCTGCCGACGTGCGGGGTCCGGTAGTTCATCGCCGGATCGTATCGCGGCCCGATGGACCTTGCGCCCTGTTCGGGGTGAACGCTTCGGGAGTGAGTCCGACCCCCGTCGAGGAGAGCCGCGCGTGACGACCAAGGTGGAGAGCTTCGCGGTCAAGAACATTAGCCGCGGCCCGCAGTGCATCGACGGCCACGGCATGCTCGAAGCGGGCAACGTCGGCGACGCCGCGGACACGGAGCACACCGCGGCCCTGATCGACGCGGGCCTGCTGCTGCGGATGCCCGACGAGAAGCCCGCCGCGGCCAAGACATCGAGCCGCGCGGCCGAGAAGGACGGCGAGTAGCCGATGGCCGCCCCCTCCCTGAACGTCACGATCGGTGACCGCGGCGAATCGCAGCCCGACCCGGGCGATGTCGGCGCATGGCTCGTCGCAGGCCTCTTCGACCGCGGCCCGACCGATCGCTACGTCGAGTGCCGTTCGCTCTCCACGCTGAAGGCCGCGTTCGGCGACGTTGTGTCTTACAGCTACATGGTCCGCGCGGCCGAGGCGTACTTCCGCGAGGCCAACGGCGCGGGCCGCATGCTCGTCAAGCGCACCGTCGGGCCGGCCGCGACGAAGGGGACGCTGGCCCTGTCGAGCGCCGTCCCGGCCGTCGTCGGCACGTTCACGGCCATCTCCGAGGGGGCATGGCCGACGGAGATCACCTTCACCGTCGCGACCGGCAGCGGCTCGACGCGCACGGTCACGATGAAGCAGAACGGCACGGCGCTCTTCAGCGAAGCCTTCACCGCCGCGCTGGACCTTCAGGCGGCGATCGAGGCGACGGGGCTCGGGACGTTCCCGCTCGGCGCCGGATCATGGCCGCTCGCGGTACTCGCCGAGACGGCGGTGTCCGCGGGGTCCGATGACCGAGCGTCGATCCCGACGACGCAGGCCGGGTGGGTCACCGAACTCGCGATCTTCGACGAGGACGCCGGCACCGGCACCGTCAGCCTGCCGGGTGTCACGACGCCTGCCGCGCACGCGGCGCTGCTTGAGCACGCCGAGACGTTCCGCCGCTTCGCTGAGCTCGACGCGATCGACACCGCGACCGTCGCGTCCCTCACCGCCCCGGCTGCCACGCTGCGCGCGCTGGACGAGCGCGCCGGGTACGGGCAGCTGCTCGCGCCATGGGTGCAGGTGCCGGGTCCCGGCTCGGGCACAGTCACGATCCCGCCTTCGGGTGCCGTGGCGGGCCGCATGGCCGCGGCCGACCGTGAGAACCCCGAGGGTCCCGGCCAGCCCGCCGCGTGCGGCTTCGGCGTCTTCCGATGGGTGCAGGATGTCACGCAGGAGTGGACGCGCGCCGAGCGCGACACCCTCTCCGACGCGGGCGTCACGGTCATCCGCAACGTCAAGGGCAAGGTGCAGCCGTTCGATAGCCGCACGCTTGCGGACCCGAACGTGTGGCCGCAGTACGACAGCGCGGCTGGGATGCGCGTCGTGTTGGCCATCGCTTCGCAGGCGCAGGCGGTGCTGAACGCCTACCTCGAGAAGGTCATCACTCCCGGTCTGTACTCGACGATCAAGAAAGACATCGTCGCGATCGGGATGGAGTGGTGGTCGCCGCCGCGCAACGCGATCTTCGGCGCCACGCCGGAGGAGGCGTTCGAGGCCACTGTCGGCGCTGGCACCGCGCCGCGTTCGGTCGCGGCGAACCTCTCGATCCGCCCCTCGGAGTCCGTCAACCGCATCGACTTCGTGTTGACCACCGTCGCCACCGAAGACACGATTTAGGAGGCCGCGAGCGATGCCCGGCACCGACTACCTGCTACAGGAATCCGACGCGTTGATCACGGTCACGATCGACGGCTCGCCGCTTCCCGGCCTGTTCGACAAGAAGGACGGCGGCGACATCACCGCCGACGGCGCGGACACCTACCTCGCGGGCGGCTCAATCACGCCCGAGGCGTACGGCGGCGTCACGAAGGCCGGCGAACTCAAGATCGCGCGAGCGATGCGCACGGGCCGCGACGTGCCGCTGCTGCGCTGGCTCACGGCTCGCGTCAACCACCCGGGTGTCGTCGGCATCCAGTACACAAACCCCGACAAGTCGCCGGTGACCGACGGGCTGCGGACCTACCGCGTGAAGCTTTCCGGGCTCGCGGAGCCGACGATCGATTCCAACGGGACGGCGCTGACGTTCATGGAGATGACGTTCAACGTCGACGGGCTGCCGTCGTGAGCGCGGCACCGGGAAGCGCCCTCGCGCGTGCACGCGCGGCGTTCGAGGCCAAGCAGGTCGCGGCCGAACCGAAGTACGTCGACCTGTGGCGCGACGGATCGCTCGTCGCGCAGGTCAAGCGGCCCGACGACACCGCGGGCGCGAGCGCGGTCATCCGTACGATCGCGGCGCTCACATCCTCGTCGACCTCGATCTCTGCCGACTTGGAGGCGCAGGCGGCAGTCATCGCCGCCGCCACGATCAACCTCGGCTGCTTCGACGACGCAGGGAGCTTCGAGCCGTTCGGCGCTGCGCCGATGACCTTCGACGCTGCGTTCGCCGCGTCGATGGGCTGGCCGCCGGGCCTCGACCCGGCCGACATGGTCTGCTTCGCGTTCACCGACGGCTCTCCGCCCGAGCTCGACACGATCGCGCTCGGCATCGCCGCGGCGAACGTGGCCTCGACCCTGGCGGTCGCCGGACAGCGCGAGCAGGAGGACGCCAGGGCTGCCGTGGGGGAAGCCTAGGCCCCGCAGAGGATCAGGCGGCCGTGGCCAACGCGATCCTCTTCGGGGCAGGCGACGTAGCGGTCCGACTCATCGAGGGCGACGAAGTGGAGCGCGCCCTGTACGGCCATCATGTCCGCGTCGCCGTGAAGCTCCACAACGACGACCAGGCGAAGGGTTGAGCGCGGCATGGAAGCTCTCATCAAGCTCAGCCTGCAAGGTCAGCGCGCCGTCGAGTCCGGGCTGAAGCGGACCGCGAAGGCCGAGGAGGGCATCGGCACGAGCGCGAAGAAGGCCGCGCGCAACACGCTTCTGTGGGCGACGGCCGGGACCGCGGTCGTCAAGGCGTTGTACGACATCGGCGCGACGTTCGACGATGCGTTCGACACGATCCGCACGCAGACCGGCGCGACAGGCGCACGGCTGCAAGGGCTCGAGGGCGACTTCCGCGCGGTCGTGAAAACGGTGCCATCCGACTTCGGCTCGGCGAGCACGGCTATCGGGCTGCTCAACTCGCGGCTCGATCTGACTGGCCGCGCGCTGCAGAACCGCTCGGCGCAGTTCCTGAACCTCTCGCGCATCACGAAGACTGACCTTGGCGGCAACATCGAGAGCGTCACGCGGCTGTTCGGCGGTTGGGATGTCGCGTCGTCGCGGCAGGCATCGACGCTCGACATCCTGTTCCGCGCAAGCCAGCGGTCGGGGGCCGGCGTGGCGGAGCTTGCGAAGAACGTGCAGCTCGCGGGCCCGACGTTGCGTCAGCTCGGACTCGGCCTGGATGAATCCATCGCGTTGTTCTCGAGCTTCGAGAAGTCGGGCGTGTCGACCGCGCAGATCATGCCGGGCCTCAAGTTCGCGCTCAAGTCGTTTCTGACGGCCGGTAAGGATCCCGGCAAGGAGTTGCAGCGCACGCTACGCGGCGTGCAGGACGGGACGATCTCCTCGGCAGCGGCGCTCAAGATCTTCGGGGCGAGGGCCGGGCCGCAGCTCGTCGAGGCGATCAAGTCCGGCCGCTTCGAGGTCGACAAGATGACCGCGGCTTTGGGCAAGGGCGACACGATCAACAAGGCGGCAAAGGACACGGCGGATCTGTCGGAGGCTTGGCAGGTGTTCAAGAACCGCGCGCTGCTGAAGATCGAGCCGATCGCGACCAAGATCTTCCTGATTCTCGGTGCGGGCATGAACAAACTGCCGGGGCAGATCGAGCCGGCGACGAACGCGATCTCCGGCCTTGTGGGCTGGCTGGGCCGAAACAAGGACATCGTGCTTGCGGTGTCCGGCGGACTGGCGACGTACTTCGTGCTGATGAAGGCCTACGCCGCGTACACCGCAATCGCGGCGTTCGTCACAGGCGGCTGGACGACGGCCTTTTGGGCGCTGGATGCAGCCATGGCAGCCAACCCGGTGGGGCTGGTCGTCGTAGCCATCGCCGCGCTCGCGGCTGGCTTCATCTACGCCTACAAGCACAGCGAGACGTTCCGCAATGCCGTCAACGGCGCATGGGGCGTCCTGAAAGACGGCTTCGGGTGGGTGAAGGGCCATTGGCCGCTGCTGCTCAGCATCCTCACCGGCCCGTTCGGGGCCGCAGCGATCTACATCGCGCGGCACTTCGACTCGATCGTCGGCACGATCCGCTCGGCGGTCAACGCGGTCATCGACGTCATCAACCTCGCGATCAAGGCGTACAACGCGATCCCACTGGCACCGGACATCGGGCTCGTCGACAAGCTCGCGACGCCAATCCCAAGCGCGGGCGACAGTGGCCGCAAGAACACACCGGCAGGCTTGAAGGGCAGCGGCAGCCGGCGTGCCAGCGGCGGCCCGGTCGCGGCCGGTCACGCGTACGTCGTCAACGAACGCGGCACCGAAATCTTGCAGATGGGCAGCCGGGGCGGCTACGTCCACGACGCGAAGAGCAGCGCGGCCATGATGGCTGGTGGCGGTGGCCTTGACGAGGCATCGATCGCGCGGATCGTCGCGGCGGTCATGCGCGGCCTGCCGGACTTCGTGGTGCAGATCGGCCGCGAACCCATCGCTCGCGCGTCCGTCGATCAGTTCCGCCAAGACAAGGCGTACGCGACCTGATGACTGTCACGTGGCGCCCCATCGCCAAGTCGCTTGCAGGTGGCCGCAACAATCCGCTCGCCGGTGCCGTAGCGGACGTACTCGCCGGCGCGGCGCCAAGCAACCCCGGTGCGGGCCGCGTCACGTTCTGGGTGCCAGGTCAGCCGCTGCGCGTGACATGCAAGCTTGGCGCGGAGAGCGCCACACCGGGCGGCGGCGTTGGCGGCTGGGATGGACTCACGTTGCCGGGCCGCGACGACGCGATCGAGTGGGGCTCAACACCGGGACGGACGCTCAGCATCCCGATCCTCATGGATGGCCTCGAGCCGCGCCGCGGCATCGAGAGCGACATCGCGACGCTCTACACGATGGGTCGCCCGGCTGACGGCTCTCCGCGTGGCAGCACGCCGCCGGCGGTGAAGGTGCGCGGGATGGTGCCCGGCACCGACCGTGAGTGGGTGATCAACGCGATCGACGAGGGCGCGGCGTTGTGGGACGGCCTGCATCGCGTCCGGCTGTTCGCGACGGTCAACCTGATGGAGTTCGTGCCGCCCGAGCTCGTGGTGATCCGGCGGCGCTCGTCGAAGTCGGCAAAAGCGAAGTCGGCCGGCACGTACACCGTCAAGCGCGGCGATTCGCTTGGCTCGATCGCGCGTGACCGGATGGGCCGGAAGACCGCTGCTTCGATCGCGGCCGGGGTGCGCGAGCTCAAGAAGCTGAACGGTATTCGGGATGCGAAGTCGATTCGGCCCGGCCAGAAGCTCAAGATCCCGGCATGAGAGCGGTGTATCCGGCACGGACCCTGGCTCGACGCCCCCGGATTGACGGTCCGGGTTGTGCTGGGCGGATCGGGGATCGGTTGCGCGCACCGTTGCATCCCGATCTACCTATGGGCCGAGCGAGGGGCGGGGCAAGTGCCGGTGCATGAACCCCGCTTTGTCCGCGGCCCCTCGGGTGTCACCCCTACTCACCACGGCGTGCTCGAGAGATACCACTGATGGGCCTGCTCGACCCGCCGTTTGATCTCCTGCTCGACGGCCGCGATGTCGACATCGTGCTGGGCGCGGCGTCCACGGCCGTCGACCTTGACTTGTCGATGGAGAAGTCGCTGCACCTGTCGATCACGGTGGCCGACCAGCAGCGCAAGCTTTTCGCGGCCGGGATCCTCGACACAGACCACAACGGCCGGCTTGACAAACGGCTGGACATCCGGGTTGGGGAGGCGTGGTATCGCCTCGCGTCCGCCGACAAGCAGGGTGACGCGTTCACGCTCGCTTGCGAGGACCGCTCCGCGGCGATCCTACGGGCCGCGCGCGGTCCGCTCAAGCCGCGTGACGGCGAGGACCATGTCCGGTTCGTCAAGCATCTCTGCGCGCTGTCGGGCGTGCCGTTCGCCACGCCGACAGGGGTCGCTGTCGCCGAGGCGCTGACGGCCCGCAAGCACAAGGAGGCGCGCGCTGCCGCGGACCAGCGCCGCGAGAAGGGGATCGCCGAAGGCGCCGACCTGAAGATCAAGGGCGAGACGGCGAAGGCCGAGCAGATCCGCAACATCGAGATCACGTGCGGGGTCGCGGCCAAGGAGAAGGCCGGCATGCTCGCTCAGGTCGCGATGCATTGCGCGGCGATCGGCGAGTCGAACTACACGAACGCGCCGCCGAACAGGGGCGGCTACCGCGACGTGTTCCAAGGCACGTTCTCGGGCGTTGCGTTGCAGGCGCACTACTTCCTGCGCGGTGGCCGCGGCTTCAACCAGGGCGGCGCGATCGCACTGGCCAAGGCGCACCCTGGCATGTCGCCCGGGGAGATCGCAACGCGCGTCGAAACGAGCGGCGAGCCGGCCGAGTTCTACGGCAAGTACGAGGCCGAGGCGCGCGCGATCATCGCGCACTACGCAGGCGCGGATCGCAGCGGCCAAGCCTCGCGCACCACGGCCGCGGTGCTGGTGCAGCGAGGGACGCCACAGAGCCCGCAGGAATCGTCGCTGACGGCCATTACGCGCATCGGGGCAGCGAAGGGCTACCGGGCGTTCTTTGACCGCAACACGCTCATTTACGCCGACGAGCACGACCTGATCGACAGCCGCGTCTTGGCGATCCTCTCGGAGGACTCACAGGGCGTGGATTGGATCGACGGCCAGAACGATCCGGGGCAGAAAACGAACACCGCGTCGCTTCAGGTTCTGGCGAAGTTGTGGTCGGTGCCGCAGGGCTCGGCGATCATCGTCCGCGAGACAGGCTTTCTGAATGGCCGGTGGCTCGTGTCGTCGGTGAAGCAGGCGCGGTTCTCTGTGGTGGCGTCGATCGAGCTTCGCCGCGGCAGCGAGTTGTTGCAGCCGGAGGCGACGGCCGAGGTGGCGTCGAGCACGGGCCCGATCGTTATCGGCGGCACGCAGAGCGGCGGCATCGACAGCACCGACCTCTACGCGATCTGCGAGCACATCTCATCGCAGCACCGCGGCTACCTCTACGGCGGCGGCCACGCGGGGACGCTGGCGGGCATCGCTCCGAACGCGCCGCTTGACTGCTCGTCCTCGACGTCGCTCGCCCTCAAGCGCGCGGGGATGTTCACGCCGACGACGGCTTGGGTGTCCGGGCAGTTCGCGAGCTCGTGGGGGCAGGCAGGTCGAGGCGAGGAGTTCACGGTGTGGGCGAACGACGGTCACGTCTGGATCCAGTTCCACGGCGCGCACGCCGGCTGGAACTTCAACACGGCGGGCCACGATGGCGACCGCGGCCCGCGGCTCGTGCGCAACAACTACAGTTCGTCGGGCTTCACGGCTCGCCATTGGTCGAATCGATGAGCGCCGGCTCCCTGCTCCCCGATCCGCCCGCGGGCCTCGGCCCCGGCATCCACGCGGCCGAAGTCTCGCGGCTGGACCCGTTCGCGGTCACCCTCGACAACTACGGCACGACGTACGAGAGCGCGGCGACATGGGTGGCCGCGGGGCAGGTGCCGGCGCGCGGCGATCGGGTACTCGCGGTCATCGACGACAAGGTCAAGGTGTGGGCTTTCCCGGCCGCGGCCATGCCCGTGATCGACATCGACGCGCTCGCCGCGGCCGTCATCGAACGGATGTGGCAGACGGGGGACCTGCGCCACACGCTGCGCTCAACGGCCGCGGACGGATGGCTCATGTTCGACGGCCAGGCCGTCACGACCAGTTATGCGGCGCTGCGCGAGTTGTTGATCGCGGAGGGATCGCCGTGGGGCGTGAGCGGCAGCGACCCGCTGCTACCGGCTGCCGAGAACGTATCGATCGAGGTCAAAACGTGATGGACCCCGGGCAGCGCGCCACGGCGAAGATGAGACAGGCATGAGTCCCTTCGTCCCGAAGAACTGGCTTGATCGGCCACCGGCCGTAGACCCGTTCGGCGGCGAGTCTGTGCGCGATTGGCTGATCCGTTGCGGGGCATATGCGGCGGCTAACCCGACGCTTGTGACACCGTTGTCTGCCGCGGCGTTGGAGGACTTGGAGACGCGACTGGCGAGCTACACCGATGCTGAGGTGGCCGCGGCGAAGGGTGCGGTGGAAAGCAGCCAACCTCGCCGAATCAGCGTCGCCGCGCGCGGGATCATTGGCGACGGGAGCGACTGCCAACCGGGGCTGCAGGCTATCGCCGATGAGATCAAGGCCGGACCACCGGGCATCTACGAGGTGTTCTTCGCGGACCCGGAACCGGGCGCGTTCTACCGATGCGACGACGAGGTCGATTGGGGCCTGCCGAACACAAGCGGAAAACGCCTGCGACTGCTCGGGCAGGGTGACACCCGAGTGCTGGCGAACTTCGCTGGTGCTGACAAGGCGCTGTTCCGTGGCGTGAACGTCGGGGCGCGCCACTGTCCTGGCAGCATCGATGGGTTCGTTCTAGGACATGTTTCTCAGGACGTGGTGCATCCACTCTTGCTGTGGGTGGACGGGGCGGGCGAGTGGACGGTAGGAAGGTTGCGCACGCTCGGGGCGAACAACACAGCCGTCCGGCTTACCGGCTGCCAGAACTTACGGGCCAACAACGAGTCCGGCATCTACAACTACTTCGGAGGCCACCCGTGGATCTACAAGGACACGACGGGCATTACCTTCACGTGTGCCCCCGGCAGCTTCACGGTGACGGCATCGGCTTCCGTCTTCTCGGCTAGCGACGTCGGGCGCTGGTTCACGCTGCATTCGGCCACGGGCAACTTCACTCGGTATCACTTCGTGATCGCGGCCGTGACCGACGCCACGCACGCCACTCTCTCAATCCCACAGGGTCTTGCGTCCTCCAACATGCCGACGCTGACAGCTCAGAAGGGATACTTCGAGCAGGCGCGGTGCTCTATGGACGACGACGGCACCACGCTGGTCGCCGACGCCGACGTCTTCGTCCCGGAGCACGTCGGGATGCGCCTCTTTGTGCGCAACGGGGCGCTCATCGGCTCGCCGGCCACCACGCCCCGCCTGCTCAAGGCGACGATCATCGCCTACGTCGGTCCCAGCACGGTCGAGGTCGATACACCCGCCCAGCTTGACGTCAGTAGCGAACCGTTCTGCACACCAGGCATCGAGATTAGCGGAGCCGACTACGACACCGGCTCGAACAGCGGCGTCGATCTATGTCTGCCGAACATCCAGGTTGAGAACGGCATCGGCGTACCGCTGCTGGTCCAGGATGCGTCGCAATTTCTTGCCGACCACTGCAAGGTCGAGCCGATCACGAACCCTACGGCGACGCTGCAGTGCCAGTCGCACCTATGGCTGGACAACGTCTCCGGGTCGTTTACTGGGCTAATGCTCTCAGGGAGCTCCCACGGGTGGTTCCCGATCTCGGTCACGGGGCAGCAGCAGATCATCCGGTTTTCCGGGACCGAGTCGCGGCTGGGGATGTGGTTTCCGCTGTTCACACTCGGCGAGATCCACGACAGCAACGGTGGCGTCTTACTGGATGGGCTCTTGCGCCTGAACGGCAACACGTTGCCGTTCTACATCGCCGAGGACCCAAACGCGCCGGACGACCCGCGGTTCTTCCTCACCGGGATGGTCGATGGCGACCGCACCGTTGAGGACCCGCGCGTCTTCCTTGGCACGGATCTGTTCGCCGAAGTTGATGGCACGCTCATCCCCGAGGATCTTCAGGCGAGCATCGGGGGTGCGGCCCAGCGCTTTCAGCACGCGTTTCTCGGGCACTTCCCGGATGTGCCTGTCCGCACGGTCGTTGCAAACACGACGATCGATAGCACGGGTAAAGACGCCATCTTGCTGCTCGACACGACGAGCGGTCCGCTCACGGCGACGCTGCCATCGGCGGCATCCGCGGGCGAAGGACGCCGGTACACGCTGATCCGCTCGAACACGGGCGCGAATGTCGCGACGCTGATGCCCAACGGGGCACAGACGATCGGAGGGGCCAGCAGCTACCGATTCACGTTCCGAAGCCAGTTCCTACAGATCGCCAGTGACGGCACCAATTGGCGAATCACCGGCCAATCCAGTCAGCGCGACCGCCGTATCGCGGCCTTGCGCGCATCGAATTTCGCGGGCAAGCGGGTCATCCGAGAGTCCATCCCGCTGGATCAGTTCGCGCCGTCGAGCACGGCTCTTGTCAGCGGCCGACTCGAGAAGCACGCGATCTGGCTGGAGGGCGGTGACGTTCTCACCGGCCTGGGGGCGTTCGTTGGATCCACGGGAGGTTCCGTCAACACACATTTCGCGCTGAGCCTGTGGGATCTGGATGACCCGACAGTACTCGTGAGGGCGACCGTGGATAACGGTGCGGCCGTCATCTCAGCGACGAACCCACTCCCCTTGGATTGGCTGGCAGGCGACACATGGACCGTGCCCGTCTCGGGCCTGTGGTATATCGGTGTGCAGTGGGTCGGGACAGGTACGATTCCGACGCTCTATTCGCTCGCGACGGCTACGAACCCGACCAACTCGGTGGTGCCTCCATTGTCGGGCACGGCTGACACGGGCCTCACGACCGGGACGCCACCGAACCCGTCCGCAGCGCTAATCGCAAAGAGCGGCTACGCCTATGTCGTTGCGTACTGACCCGCACCTCGTCGTGAGTCTGCACGACATCGAGATCCATGCCACCTGGGATGACGCGATAGCGCGAGCCGACGAGCTTCCTGGTGCATCGTCGGTTTTACCGATGATCGCGGCGACTCAGGTCGATCGCGGGATGACTGCTTTGCGATGTGCCCTACGCGGAGCGCTTCGCCGCACCGTCCCACTTCATCGGAGGACGATATGACCGTCCCCGGCCTCGACTTATCGGTGTCCGCTGACCTGCTCCCGGCAACGCCCCGGGCGCCGCGGGCAGCGGCTATAGCCGCTGCGGCAGTAGCGGTGAAGCACGACACGCCGCACCTCGCTTTTCCGTTTCGCTACGAAAACGGCGCGTTCGTCGAAGTAGACCAAGACTCCATTGAGCACATGCGCGACCGCATCCACGTCCTCGTCCGCACCCGGTTGGGCTCGCGGCTGGACGATCCATCGTTCGGGATCCCCGACGATCTCGAGCGCGCTGGCGGCGTGAACATCGACGCGTTGGCCGCGGCAATCGGCTCATCGGAGCCGGACATCCCGGTGCTCATCACGGTGCCCGGTGACGAGGGCCACGACGATCCCGGCCACGTCGTCCTGCCGAGTAGCACGGCTGCGATCCACCTCCGCGTCGGGGCTGGCTGATATGCCTGAGCCGATCGGCGTAGCGCTTCCGACGGACCCCGAAGAGCTCGCGGCGCTCGCGTTCGACTCGCTCGAGGCCGCGTTCCCCGGCTGGGACCGGTCGCGCGGCGACGCGATGTCGCAGATGGTGCGTGCTCATGCGCGGCTGTGCGCGGTGGAGAACGAGACGGCCTCGGAGATGTCCTACGAGGCGCTCCGGTGGCTCGCGTTGTGGGTCGACGGGCTGCCGGTCGGGTTGGCGACACCGGCGCAGACCACGGCGACCGTCGTCGCCGTCGACAGCGCGGGCTACACGGTAAGGGACGGCATGCGCTTCGAGGTCCGCACGAGCGGCGATACCGGGGTCGTGTTCGTGGCTGTCGGCGACATCGTCATTCCGCCGCTGTCGACATCCACGGCCGAGGGCGAAGTCGTCCTCATCGCGGAGACAGCAGGCGCGGCCGGCTCGGGGCTGCCCGACATGTCCGAGGTCGTTCCGGTCGACGCGCTCGCATGGATCGAGAGCGTGACGCTTGAGGAGGTCACGACAGGCGGCACGGACAGCCAGACGGACGACGAGCACTTGGCGCAATGGGTGGCCTTGCGAGCACTGGCCAACGACACGCCGATCCTGGCGGCCGACGGCGCGGCGCTCATCCGGGCGCTACTCCCCGGCGTTGGCCGCACGCTCGGGCTGGACAACTACGATGAGGCCGACGGCCTCTTCAACCACGAAAAAACGTACCGGGTGGCCGCCACCGATCTCACTGGAAATCCGCTCGGATCGGGGCTGAAAGCCGACGCGCTCGCACTGCTGCAAGCTCGCCGCGAGGTCGGGTTCGATCTCGGGATTCTCGACGCGACCTACTCGACCATCGACGTGGCGGTGGAGTTCACCGTTCACGCGGGGTTCGATGTCGACGCGGCCGAAGAGGTTGTCATCGCGGCGCTCACGACCTATCTCGACCCGCTCGTCTGGAGCACCTCGGCCAACAGCGACGGGGACGAATGGCGCGCGCTCGCGGCGGTCTACTTCTTCGAGGTCATTGCGCTGGTGAACGGTGTCGAGCCGGTAGACCGTGTCACGGCGCTGACCTTGGGCCGCGTGCAGTCGGCAACGGGCGTGGCCTCGACGGACCTGTTCACGATCACGGGCCACGGCTTGTCTGCGGGTGCCCCGCTCGTGTTCGAGGATCTCGTCGGCGGTGCCGGCATCACGGCCGGTCAGACGTACTTCGTGATCGCTTCCGGGCTGGCCACTGACGCGCTGCGCGTCAGCGCGTCAGTGGGCGGGTCGACGATCAACTTCACCACGGACCTCACCAGCGGCACGGCGCGCAGCATGCAGGCAGCCGACGTCACCCTGCCGCAGCCGGCCGCCTTGACGCGGCCGGGCTCCATCGAGGCGGAAGGCACCGCGCCGTGAGCCCGATCCCGACGCTTACCTCGGCAGGTGCCGAGCTGTACGCCGAGCTCGACAACTTGGCGGCCGAGCTCGACGAGGACCGGGACTACGTGCTCGCGAAGGTCTGCGCGGCGCTCGGGAAGATGCGCCAGCAGTCGATGGACCTCTTCGAGGACCGCGAGGTCAACGGGCAGTTGCGCGCCGGCTATTCGCAGATGCTCGATGTCGAGCGCGCGCCGGCGGCCGTGCTGCCCTACGTCGCGCAGTTCGTGGGCGCGGCTGTCACTGTGGGCGCGCCGGAAGAGCAGCAGCGTGGCGAGGTCAGGCGCAAGGCGGGGCAGGCGCGAGGGCGGCCGGCGTCGATGATCTCTGCCGTGCAGGCGACGCTCACCGGCGACCGCACTGTGCGGCTCATCGAGCGGGCTGGCGGTAACGCATGGCAGGTGGTCGTCATCACTCGCACGGCGGAAACCCCGGACGCGGCGGCGACGCTGAAGGCCGCGTTGTCGCAGAAGCCAATCGGCATCGTTTTGACGCATATCGTGTCGGATGCCCCGATCATCGACGAGATGACCCTGACGATCGACGGCCTGACAGAAGCAATCGATGACCTGACGGTTGGAGGCGTGACGTGAGCGGCACATCCCCGAAGTGGAGCATCCCGTACTCGGGCGGCAGCGACATCGCCAACACGATCGATGATGTCGACGAGGCGAAGGTGCTGCTGCTCGACGATCTCGTGACGCCGTTCGATGCCGGCGCGCGCATCTCGAGGCCGCGCTCGAACACGGGTGGCCAGCCCGGTATCGCGGGCCGCACGTATCGGTCGCCGGACGGCGGCGTGGACTTGGATCTCGGCACGTCATGGGCGACCTTCAAGCCGGGGTTGTTCACGGGGCTGCCGAGCGTCAGCGGCCATGCGTCGGACGGGCTCGACGAGGGCATGGAGATCCTCTACCAGACCGTGGGCATGGCGACTGCTGGCGTGGCGCCAATCGGGATGCGATACAGCAGCTCAGCGTGGCAGGAAATCGCCGGAGGGGCGCGCCGCGGGCTTGTTGGCGCCTACAAGGCAAGCGCCTCGACGGTCGCAGTGGGGACCACGATCGTGCTGGACACCACGGAGTTCAACATCGGCGGGTGGTTCAACACGACTAATGGCCTGTACGTGCCACAGGTCGCGGGCCACTATCGCATCAGTTGGATGGTGAACGCTATCAACGGGATAGCGGACTCCTACTTCCAATCAGCACTTGTCAAGAACGGGGCGGCCACGAAAGCCTCGGCTTTCGTGTGGTCGAAGTCTGTGGGGGTTGGCGCGGGCGGAGCGGCAGTTGTGGCTGCGAACGGAACGACCGACGCATTCGGAATTTGTGTCCAGCAGGCTCCCACGAGCCCGACCGTCAGTGGCGGGGTGACGCAGACCTACATGCATTGCGAGTTGGTCGCCGCATCTTAGATCGCTGGGATCGGATCCAGCAGTCGGGCGCAGCGCCATGCGTAGCTGCCCAGCTGCGGCCAGCACCGACCGCCCCTACTGCGCTGACGGCGCACCTCGTAAGGCGGGAAGGCTGTCATGCAGTCGCGTGGCGCTACGAGGATGCTGGGGAACATGATGCTGCGCGGGTTGGTTGAGTGGGCCGGGTCGGTCGGGTTGCCTGAGTACGTCACGCCGTGGAGATGCCCTCGCTCGTGGACGATCGTGGCACATAGCCCGGTGCGCGAGTCCTCTGGCACAAGAGCGATGTCGATCGTGCATGTAGCGATCAGCGCTTGGGCGTCGGCATCATCGATGCCGCGAATGGCGATGAGCGCGGCGCTTGTCATCGGGACGATGCGGGTCCGACCGTCGCACGCGTCTGGTGACCACCGCGCTTCGGCGATGCGTTGTGCGACGGGCAGGGCGGCGCGTAGGGCAGCCAGCGAGGTCGCTCCCGCGCTCGCCGGCATGACCAATGCGACCAACAGGACGGCGAGCAGCAGGCGGCGCATCTCAGTACCTCAGCACAGCGATAGCGCCATCAAGCTCACGCTCAACTCGCGACAGTGCCTCATACAGGTCGGAGCCGGCGATGATGACACCACCGTCGTCGGGGCCGCCGTCGCGCGCGTCGAGGACCATGTCGCGGGCATCTTCGAGGCGTGAGCGGGCCGCGATGCGTTGAGCCGCGGTCATGACGAGCGCTCGGGAAACATTGCCCGGCCGGCGTCCGGGTCTTCGAGGTGCGCGTGCGCGACGTTCAACGCGTTGAAGATCGCGTCTTCCGCGATCTCGCATAGCACCGCGACGCGCGTCAGGTCGGCGGTGTCGTGGCTGTGCGTGTCGCGTGCTGCTTTGGCGAGTTCGTCTGCGGTTTCGCTGAG